ACCACGTACAGTTTCTGACAACTCTCGAACTTCTTCAAATTCTACTTTTTCAATTGGGATAATCATACCTTGTGCAACTCGTTCTCCTGCTGCAATATCAAGACCCCAATTGAGCTTATCACAAGTAAGCTTTACTTTAAGCTCACCACGATAGTCTGAATCAATCACACCAACGCAATTACTCAAACGAACGTCATGTTTAAATCCATGACCACTACGACTAAGCACAAGCATAACATGATCTTCTGGAATTTCAAAAGCTAACCCAGTAGAAAATACATGAGGATCGTTGTCTTCAACGTCACCATTTAGCATCGTGTAAATATCAAAACAACCACTACCTTCAGTTGCGTAAGTTGGTAGTTTAGCGGATTCATACAGACGTTTTACTTTGACTTTCAAGTTTTACTCCTTAATTAGACTTTTAATTACTTCACAGGTTTTACTAAACATTTCTTTATCTTCCTCAAACTCATCACCATACATATCATAGTGCAGTTCAATCTGTTCTTCAAGGAAATCTACGATTAAATATAAATCATCTTTGTCAAACTTGTTCACTTCAAATACTCCTTACAAAATTTAGCTGCATCAAAATCTTTCCAGCTGTCAATCACCATGTTTATAGAGCAATCAATACTTTGTTTATATGGAGTTTTGAATAACACCCTTTTATTATTACAGAAACGACTTAGGTTGTCCATACGATCATCAATAATTGCTACAACTTTTTCACTATCAACAATCCATTTCTCTTCTGTTTGAATATACCCGGACATGAACGGGAAGTGTTCTTTTAGCCAGCTTTTCTTGTTCTTTGAGCTATAGCCGCAACGTTCAGCACTTACGAAAACAATATGGAAATATTGACTCAAGGCTTTCAGTTTATCAAACGAGCCAACCAAAGGTTGCATTGAAAAATAATCTAAGTCTTTCCAATATTCATAAACGGGTTTCCCAGGGTAGTAGCAAGCCCAGTTATATTCAACCATCGGAGTTTTCACATAACCGAACCGTTCTCCGAGGTATTCCCTCCAACCCTCGTCAGAGGGTGCTACAGTCAGATCTACATCTACTAATAAGATTCTCATTCTTTAATACGTCCAGTCAATACAAGCTCAAGTTCAGCCAAGATATTGAAAGCTTGGTGCGCCAAGTGGACAATACCACTTTCTTCATCAACACGTTCTAGTGGTGGCAAGCCTGCATCTTTCTGAATCAATCCTTTAATCTTATGACGACTAGCTGCTGCTGAAAATTCTACATCAGCATTAGGAAGATTCTTGAAATCATTAGGTTTATAGCCTTTGTTCTGTTCTGCCCAACTCATTACCTTAGCAATTTCCATTACAGCATTAGGAAATCCCTCATCGAAGAGTTGCATCTTTACTTTACCAGTCTTACGTTCTTCTAGGATTGGTTTCGCAATGTTTTTAGGTTCTTGCCTACCTTCCTCCCACCAGTCCGACTCATGTTCTGGATAATATTCGCTCATTTCTCCTCCTTCTTTTCGCTCTTCAAACGCAACATATCAATAAGCTCTTGGTTCTGTTGTTTAAGTAGAACCAAATCTTTCTGCAATTCAATCACATCTTTCTCAAGCTTGTCAACTGTTTTAATTAGCTTGTAGTTTTCCATTTAAAGTCCTGTAATCTTAGCCAGCCATTTACCTATTTTACTGTGTTGACTGAATCCTGCTTTACCTGTAGTAATCCACAAGAAGGGTGAAATGACAAACCATGTTGGGACAACCCATAAAGTGTTTAAACGTTGAAGAACAGTAGTTTTGTCATAAGGATCTTTTCGATGATAAATGACGTAATCATCATATTCCCTAATGAAATCTAAAAGACCTTCTGCTGTGTTTGGATAGAATCCGCACTGTTCAAAATCATCTAGGACTTGGTTTTTGTAGGCTTCGTTTAATCGGCTGTGAATGCTCAATTATATTTCTCCATCAAATAATCTAAACTTACCATCATCGGATTACCAAACCCATCTTTTACATCGTGTAGCATTGTAAGGCCACGGAAATGATTGTTTCCTTGGTAACCTTTATAAGCCTCCTCGTGCGGATAGCATGCACCGTTGATAATACCAATTTGCATTTTACCATCAAGACTTGGGCGAATTGCAATATCAAGACACTGCTTGTGTCCAACCACAAACGAACGACCTACGGTTTTAAGCTGACTCATTGCCGTACCACCATAAGGCTTACCTGTGAACGGGTTAGCCAGATAATGTACATAGAAGATACCATCAATCTCTACAGGAAGCAAGAAATCATGTACTTCAAAACCATAACGTTCTAGGTGCAACGTCTCTGTGCCTACAAAGCCTTCAAACTCTGGCATATCGTTTGCAACACGATCAAAGCGGGCTTCATGGTTCCCAACACAAAATACAAGTCGTGGATTATAAACCTTTTTCTTATATCGTCGTTGTGCTCGTTGAAGATCCCAAATTGGTTTCATCATAAGCTCCATGCCTTTGTTACCAGCTTCAATATCAGCAATCAGACGACGGCCCTCAAACGATTTTTTACCACGATCATAAGAACTTAGGCTTTCAAAGTCATAATGGTCGCCAATGTGTACAATAACATCTGGCCGCTTAGCGGCAATATACTGACCAATAGCAGACATATAACTAAGATCATGACCTGGCTTACATTGAGTATCTGCTACAATTAGGTGTTTACTCAAACTTCTTCTCCTTTCATAAATACCCCGAGTGAGGTATGGGTAAAATCAACGAGTGCTTTATATAGTGAAAACTTTTGGTGTGGGGACAGATCGAAGAACGTTTCCAAGCTTTCATCAAGAACATCTAGAAACTTTTGAATGTCATGATCATTTAATTTATCAGAACATAAGAATTTCTTTTCTGCTTTCGGGAACAAATCAATAATCTCTGCCATATTTAAATACCAATCTGGTTACAGAAGACGTAAAAGAAAGTTGCATATTCCAACACATCAGCAATCAATACGTTTGTGAAATAATCTTTCATTTCATCTCCTCATCGAACTCTTGGTTTGTCATTACACCCGAGCATTTGCAAGGTCCAGTACCATCAACACAATGTGGCGTTACATCTTGGCAGTTAAAAACTACACTGTTCAAATCAAGGAAAGGCTTTGGTGGTTCTGGAATTGTTTCATGACTCTCCATAAACACTTTGAATTCACTTTGTAGCGTTTCAATCTTGTATTCGATTTGATCAAGTTTAATCATCAACTGCGTCAACATATTTTCTTTAGTTAGCTTCTGCATCTTCTTGTTCTCCTGAAACCTTTTCGGCTTCTCTTTTAAGAATTTCCACTATTTGTAAACGCCTTTTAGCACTAGACGTAGCAGGAGTATAACCTTTCTCTTTAATCCACGCAACATCTTTTTTATCTTTTACTAAAGCAATTGCCTCTTTGACATAAGAGGCCTCTTCGAAACTAATTCCCATTTTTTCAGCGTAGCTCTTAATTTTGTGTGCTTCCTTTGACACCAGTTGCATATTATCTTTGGATGCACAGAGGTGCAAGATGAAAGGTAGTACGTCCTCCCAATCTTTCAAAGAGACATTGCCAAGAATATGGTCTATTTCCGAAGCTGATTTACCTACCCATTCACCAGATAAGGCACAATATGCACCAGATTTTGCACGGCCTTTGTAGCCTTCTGGCGGAACATCACACACTTCGTTTTTAAACTCAATCTTAAGTGGCCATTTCTCCCAAATAGCTCGCCGCAGTGCTCCACGCAGGAAGGTAAAAAAGCTAGATTTAGTAGGCCAGATATGTGGCGCCTCTTCCCAAGGATTCATTGTAAATACCTCTCCATGTTCCAACTATCCTGATCACTGCGAAGAAGGTATAGGAAGAATCCATTCTCATTCATTCGCTTAGCCCAATTACCTTCCCAAGCAGATTCATAGCACTCTTTGACTCTTTGTGCAATCTCTTGCTCTGTCTTGCAATCAGCTAAAAGCTTTTCTGCTGTTGCTGGACCAACCCCTTTAGTTTTGATCTTATACTTCTCTCGTATCTCATCAGATAACTTCTCAATTCCTGGGATTGCATCTGCACCGTCGCCAGTCAACATCTGCGTAGCAAAATTATAGGACTGGGTAAGGCCGTCATTCCAAAAAACACCTTGCTCTGGTTTAAAGTAGTTGAACATCCAACCACGACTATTGGCGGCTAAATCTTTATCCACATAAGCCAAAACAACATCAGAGGCTTCTCGACTTCTTTTAGTCAACCCTTTGTTGTAACTCTCCCAAGCAAAGATATTGCAATTATCATCTGTTTCACGACCTACTGCTTCTACAAGTTGTTTTTTATACTTCTTCACCAAGAACTCACGACACTCATCAAACAACAAAGGCTTAGGTGGGCGGTGGGATTTATACTGCACGAATTCAGACTTAAAATCTTTCCTGAAGTTTCCTTCCCCCTCAATACAAATCTTGAAATCACTGATACCTGTTGCTTCAATTACATTTTCAATTTTTTGTTTGATTGATTGAAAAGCAAATCTAGGTTCACCGACTACCTTACTAACTGTCTGGAAATCAAACTCATCTTTAGACCACTTGTCTTGAGATTTGATCCAATCGTTGAAGGCAGTCTTTGAGACGAAGAGTTTTTCCCTGCCGGATGCTTTGTGGATCACATTGCAGTTATTCTCTTGGTGCATGGCCGCCGACGAATATAAGATTGTATCCGTATCGATTACTAATAGCTTCTCCATTTATCCCTCTTAGTAAAAAGGGAGCTAAAAGCTCCCTAGTATTCAATCAATGCCATTGTTCAAACGTAACCACTTCAGCATCATCACTAGTAATTTCTTTAAATTTAGCAATCAAACCATCAAAGTCTTTGTAATTACTTGGCTCCACTTCAAAGCCAACGTAAGCACCCTGATCAGAATAATAACTGACTTTCTGTACTTGAAGTGGGAAGTCATAGTATTCATAGAGACCCTGAATATCCCCATCATATTCTTCGTGAAGCTGATCTTGTTTCAGAAGGCCTTTCTCAATTAGGTATTGTTCAGCATCTTCTGTGTAAACACCAATGTAAGTGTAAGCAGTAACTTCTACGCCCATGATAACTCCTTAATCGTTATATTGAGTCAGTTCTTCATACTTCTTAAACACAGCAGATGCAGCTTCTTTCTTCTCTTCAAAATCAGCCTTCATATTCACTCCTTAGTGAAACCGTAATATTTAATTTCAGCTTCTTGTCGAGCTTCGCAAGCTTCCTCGTAAGTAAGAAAAGAGCCCAGTGCCATTTGTTTACCCCCAACAGAAATACTGGCTTGCCATGGTAGTCTACGCTCTTCCCTGAAGTACACTCCAGTCCTACCGGATGTGTTGTTATTTTGTTGTCTTTGGTTATATGCCTGAATATTTAAATTAGCCCAACGACAATTTTCAGGGTAGTAGCCTTTCGTACTATCAATCCTATCTAGACTGGTTCCATCTGGCCGTTCTCCCATGTCCTGAAGGAAATTTTCAAAAGAATTGAGCCAACTTTCGCAGACATCAATACCAGAACCACCGTACCGTTCATAGTTATGTTGTGCTGGGTCGTAACAGCGCTTTTTCATGGAAGCCCAAGACTGGTACGTCCCGCTTTGATAACCATTGTCAGTGTGTCCGTGCTTGATTGCCCTTCCAGCAGCCAACTCTTTGTTTAGGCAACCGCAAGATTGAGTGGAGCCGTTCCGCAAAGAGCTAGATCGGACATTGGTAATATTGCCACATTCGCACAGACACTTCCAAATAGACTCTTGTCGTGAATCTGAACCTACACACTCTATTGCTGTAAGCCTAGAGAAAATTTTACCAGATATATCTATTCTCCTACTCATCGTAATCAGTCAACTCTTTATATTTTTTGAAGACTTCGTTAGCTTCATCTTGCTTCTCTTCAAACTTAGAAGTCGCGTAAAGTTTAGCTGCTGCTGCAATCAGCTTAATATCTTCTGAACTGATACCCTTCGGATTCTCATCTTCATTATACTTACTATCCGACTTTAGCTGACGGATGTCCTCAGACAGAGTTAGCTTTTGTGATTCAAGGTCAGCTAGACGGTCGAACAGTTCTTTTTCAGTAATCATTATTTATTTCTCCTTACTTATTTTCGTTCAGTTCAATTTGTGGGTAATTTGGACATTGATTAAATTTTACCTTATCAAAATCATTCACATCCAAATCATCCAAGCCTACTTTATCCAGCAAACTCTTACTAATATCACCAGCAGGGACTAGATGCCCTAGAATGCAAGACAGATAGTAATACTCTTCTTCTGATAGTTCAAGTCGATATTCACTACGTGGGGCATTAAAAGCATCCATGAATTTTGAAACCATATCGTTTCGTTTATTAGCTGCCTCTGCTACATCTAAAGCATCTTGCTCACGTTCTTTCTTTTGATAATCAAGGAAGTCTTGATAGTTTTCAAAGCTTAGAAGTGTTGATCCGTACTCGTTTGTTTCTTGTCGCACTACAGTACCCATGTGTTTCTCCTTTAAATAATGCACATCCGTGTGCTTTTGTAATTAGATCAGAACGGCAAGCTGTCGTCTAGTTCGTCTTGACTTTCAAAAGCTGGACCCTTGTTAGCAGGAACTTGTTGTTGTTCCACCGCTGGCTTATCAGCCTTCTTAACGCTGTAACTCACCCCAAAAACATCATCCTGAATAGAATCAGCAGCACCCTTACTTTCAAATGGTACATGCTCAACTACTTGCATGGTGTCAAGCGTTACAACAACTTGACCTTCTTTGTTACGGTAGCCAAACAGCTTCAGGTTTACAACACTTTCGTTACCCACGTTCTCAGTAAATGGTTTACCTTCGGTGTCGATAACGTTTACAACCATCTTGTTACCTTGCTTGCTGAATTCAGGCTTGGCAACACTGAAACCATACATACCATCAACTGCATCGTAATGAATCTTACCTTCTTCTACTTGCGAAGACAGGGGAAATTTGATGCGACGTGGTGGTTTGCTGGTCTTATCCTTGCCGACTAGGGCAAAGGTTTTATTCAGCATCACTTCATCCAGAAGTTTGTCTTTAGCTTCTTCGTCCACGAAGACGGTGCAGCTATATTCACGTTCTTCTGATTGGTATTTCTTCTTAACTTCATGAACCACCGGATAGAATACAGGAACATTCTTCAGGTAGATATTCAAAGTTTCAAAATCACCTTTCTTCGGCAGATCACGGACAATCACTTCAGTTTTCAGTTGAGCTTTCTTAGTCATATTTATTTCTCTCTATTTACGTGTGTATTATTTAGTCACATTACTTTGTTGAGGCTATTATTCAAGCTTTCGCTAGAATTCTTTACATAAAGCCAACAGCAATCCAGCCTAGAAAGAGTGCTGCAAGCGGTAGAATCAGCCAAGTGATAAGACTTGAAATCCAATCATCTTGATTCTTGTTTTCTTTGATACCACGAGTACTCAAGAACAAACCAGCTACAAGTGTAACACCATATGCGTGAGCAATGCTCAACGATTTTACTCCAAGCGGGGCAATAAACCATCCCCACAAAATACTCAACACCCAAGCATTGTAAATTGCAAACAGTGCGATTGCTGTAATTGCCCCGAGAACGATACCAATAACTGCTAGTGCTTTCATTTTATCTCCTTATTTAATATAGCTTTTGTGTGTGAAGCGAACCTTAGATTGAATTTGTTCTAGTTCTTCCTCGGTAATAACCCCATCCATGATAAGATCATCCCATGAGCCGTATTCCCAAAACCATGCATCAACTGTAGCTTCAAGCCACTCTTCGGCAATCTGTTGAAGCTCCTTATCTGTTTTCATCGCACTTGAGCCTCTTTAACAAGCTGATATTGCCGCTGAATAATCTTAGCTTTTGGATAACCTTGTTTCTTTACCAATTGAAGCTCTTCGCGGGCAAGGCTACGCGATTCAAGATCAGTTACGATTGCAGTGTTATTTGCAACGATTTCGTAGGTGTAAATTGTTTTAGCCATTTTGTTTCTCCTGTTTATTTTACAGCGTGGTATTCAATTTTAACAACTTCTACTGGTACGACTTCATCAAACTCGATGATTTCGCCATCGTATTCATAGGGTGTTTCATCTTGACATTCAGTAGCACCTGTTGAGTAGGTGGTTGCGTAGAATTTACCAGATTCAAGGTCTTTGTAAATACGTTCGTGAATGTGGCTCCAACGACTTGTATCAATTAGCTCTTCCTGAATCAACTCAACTTTTACTGGGAAATCCTCCCAATTTAAAGTGTTGTCCCCAACACGGAACAGTTCTAGAAGCTCTCGTGCTTGTTCATTTGTTACTTTCATTATTCTTCATCCTCGTCAAATTGTGCAATCAACTCATCCAAACATGGAACCACATCATCTAGGAAATCTAGAAGCCGTTCATAATAATCTAGCTTGTCTACCAAATCAAGCTTTTCTTCTGATTTCATTTTACATTTTCCTTTACATAAGCTTCATATGCTTGTTGCGCATCTTGTTCATCGGTTGCAGTTACTTGAAGAATCACTCCAAGCTGTGGGATAAAGTAAGCATTCCAGTAGGTTGCTCCATCTTCACCAGCAAGTTTACTTGCTTCTGTTTCAATTGCAATTTCTTCAATTCCTGAAAGGTCTTCAAACAGCATATCTTGAAGTTCACTATCGTGAATACAGTCCATTGCAAAAGTCTTTACAAAATCAATCAGTGCCGGATAGTGCTTAAATTGAATGTCTGCAAGATCGCCTTCAGATAGCTTGTCGCAGATAATGTGGTCTAGCTCAGTTTTTGCTTTGTACATCACGTTTCTCCTTTGATTTTTAAAACGTTGGTAATATTTTATACCTATTTTTCAGTGTGTGCAAGCTTTATTTTGGATTATTTTCAGTTCGCTTCTCACAAACTCGAAAAGCTCCCGGTTGCTACGACCATTGAACACACTAGATATCGTTGTTCGTGGAAAGTCAAGCTTTACAGCAATCTCATTTACACCAAACCCTTGATGCTCAAGCAAGGCAATTTGACAAATCAAATCCTCAGTAACTCTTCGATTCTTCTTAGGTCTGTTTGCATTGATCCTACCTGCCGCAATACCATCCGCTGTGTTATCTCTTTGGTTAGACCACTTTAAATTTGAAAGCTTGTTATTTTCCCTATTGTGGTCGCCATGAGCAACTTGGGGTAAGTTTAACGGATTCTCAAGGAAAGCACAAGCAACTAACCTATGAACATAACGAATTGCTACATTACTTTTATCTTTCCGTTGTAATCCTACGATCTTATAGCCAGATCCATTATCGTTGATATTCAAATACTTCTGGTTTTGTAAATCGAATACACGGCCTTCTGAGCTAACAGCATAACGATCCTGTACCACATCAATCAGGATCGGTTTCCATAGTTCTTTCACAATTCTTACCTTGCTTATCAGTAACATCCTCCGAGACAGCTTCGATTAGTTTTGCTGCTTGATCGATGTAATATTTATAGTCAACTCCCCAAGAGAAGTCGTTAATGTTGTTGCATGGCTTCACGTTCCACTCAGTGTCAATCCCTAGACGACGATCCTCACCACCTTCAACCAATGGTGGCATGATTTTAATCAGCTTACCACCACCTTCCTTTGCTGGATAGTAACGGCAAATGTTTTGAAGCGGTACATCTTCTTCATCAACCACAAGCACAAGCTTACTGCTACGTGGTACTTTAGTGCGGAGCATGAAGTCAAACTTATTCTCATGTAGACGAATAAATTCTTCGTAATCAATACCATCAACCAAGTGTGCTTTCACAGCCATTGGAATTACCATTGCGCTGTGGTTTTTATGCCATCCGAGCTTATCAAAATCCATAAACTCATAGGCACCTTTAAGCTTCACTTTACCCGATTCTGTAATACTGATGTAGTTGTTAACGTCACGAATGAACATTTGCTTGTAAGTGTCACCTTCCATTTGAAGTTTAGTCAAATCCTCCCACCATTTAACCCACTTATCTGCTTCTTCAAACTTATCAATATCAATTACATACTCAAAACCATCGGTGTTACACATAATGATTCGAGCGTTGCAATGATCAATCAACTTTTCCATCAACATACAAAGTGAAAGCTGTCCACCAATCGTAATCGACATTGTGTAAGCTGGATCAAGCAGTGGACTGAACTCGTTATTTGAATCACCGTAGACCCCATTAAGGGCAAGCTTCAATGCTGCGTTAGCGGCTGATCCTTTCGGTGTTGCTTTACGTTGCTCATACAAATCAGCATACACTTTACAGAAAGTCTTACCAAGGTGCTTCGGGTAAATCTCATTTGCAATCGCCATGTTGGGATAGTAGCTCGCAACGTCGAGCGTCCGTATCTTTCGACTGTTAGTGCTTCGGATAGTTCCTTGAGTTGCCCCATGAATACCACCAACACCATAATCATAACGGAAACCATTGATCAAAACGTTCAGTGTCTCAGCTACATTCCAACACCAGTAATAGCTTTTAGCTCCCTTTGGTGATTTTAGTTCCTTTTCCTCAAGCCAACCTAGTGGTTGTTCTTTCCTGCGTTCCGCAATCACTTCTTCGCTTGGTACATAACGCTTATTTTTCTTATCAACTGGATCAGACAGCTTTTTCTTTTTTACGACCATTTCAGCGTATTTAGCTACATCACCAAGTTGGTGTTCCATCAAATCACTGAATACGCCTTTAGTCTCAGTGATAACTTGATTCTGAAACCATTTATGAACAGCTTGGAACTCTGGTCGATCAAACTTAATGTAAGGAAAAAGACACTCTTTAATTACAATCTTGTCACGTTTGGTTTGTCGTACTTCTCTACCAAATTCAGTTTTAGTGTAGCAACAGCCCGGAGCTTCCTTTTCCAGTGTACGGATAAACAACTCTTTACCAATCTTTGTGTCGTTGAAATTGGTGCAATCAAAACCAAACTGCTCCGTCAGATCCTTGCGAAGCTTTAGATTTTCAAACGAATACCAATAAAACTTTAGTGTTTCACTGACGTCGTGTTTGTTGTATTTGATTAAGATGTCTTTCTGTTCATCATTTAGTGTCATCCCGACAGGAAATGGTAGATCCTCAATGTCATTGGAACGCATATTGTATTCAAGCATTTTCAATGAAGTAGCCCGAGCTTTGTTATCAAAGTGATGGACTTTAAACAAATCCACTTGAGGAATAATCACATCTTTTTCTTTAATAGCAGAGCCAAACTTGTTTTCTTTGCTTGAATTAATCAGCTTCATTGCTACATCATACAACTCTTTTGCTGTGACTTTCAGCTTCTTTTCAGTTCCATGCACTTTACGGGCTTTCTGCAAAATGTGGTGAATTACTGGATAGTCAAAGTTATTGTTATTAAACCCTACGAACCTGTGACCGGCACCTTTCACCTTGCGGAAGAAATCAAGTAATTCTTCTACTTCATTCTTACGATCACTGATTTCAAAAGCTCGCATTCCTTTACCGTTTGAATACATAGTAGCGAACGTAAAGCAGTTGGGGTAGGTTTCAATATCAAAAACCCAATCCCCTTCAAACCATTTCTTTTCCAAGCTAAAATCTCCTAAATTATCTAGAGGATGTTAGCCCTCTATGTTTTAAAAGTCAACCATGTGTGCGGGTACTTCAAGATTTTCTACTGATGGTGGTTCTTCTAATAGTAAACCTTCCTCAGCATATGGATCAGATGTAGCGAACATATGTGTTGTTGCAGAATCATAACGCAACCATCCAGCTTCGCCCGTATTACCAGTGCGACGACATTTTACCAATTGCAACTTAGTTGCCGATTTTTTAATCGGGCATTCATTCATCTTGTCTCGACTGATTAGGATCGTATTGAATGCAATCTGGTTCAGACTTGAGGAACCCATTAATTGGTATTCCGTCACAGCGTGTGGATTATCCTCAGACGGTTTACGCATGTGTGATACAGCAACCACGCACGTATCTGTTTCCTTTGCAAACTTCAAGAGCGTATCCATAAACTCAATGATCGCGCCATTATCGCTACTATTCACACCAGCCTGAACAGGGTCGATAATGATTACATCACAATTTTCAGCCTTAGCCAGATAGTTCAGTTTATCAAAAATCTCTGTGGTTGAAATACTACCTTGATGATCCACATAAACAAACTGATCTTTCTTTGCAAGGTTTTCAAAGAACCGATGTTTCAGAGAATTAATATCTACCAAATCACGATTGATTGTTCGCAAGTTCATTCCAGTATCCAGCGACAATAGATCCCGAACAACTTCCCGCTTTGTACCTTCCAAATACATGGCGCCAACCTTAAATCGGGTATTTTCGATAAGATGGAAAACCACATTGTTAATGATGGATGATTTACCGATAGAAGTCAAGGCTCCAATAATAGTAATTTCACCTTTTTCCATACCCCCGTTCATCATTTCATTCAGATGTGACCATGAGCTAGGGAATGGAATTTTTACATTATTGTCTTCGCTCTCAAAATCTTCCCACATTTGACTAAGGTGCAGTACATCAACTCGGCTAAAGGGAACAGCTTTCCAGAAGATTTGCTTAAGCTCAGCAGATCGCCCAGCTTTTAACATGTCGGATGCGTCTTTAACTCCTTGCGGGAACTTAGCAATAAATGCTTTCCCTGGAGCTAGGATACGTGCCGCTTCTTCTACGTGTTTCTGCGCCGATTCATCGTTATCAAAGGCAAGAATCACCTTTTCAAATGAATTGATATATTCAAAGTTAGCCTTAAACTGTTTGACAATACTTCCATCACCGCAAGTCACACTAACGCAAGGTGTCCAATACTCTGCTCCATCCCGCTTTGAATAAAGCGCTTGTGCAAATGCTAGGGCGTCCTCCTCACCAGTCACGATCACAAGATACTTTTGCCCAGCTTCAAATACTGATTGACCAAACAACTGATTCGTTGCTTTCGTACTCCCGATACCTGCAAAGTCTTTGGGTACAATTCTTTTCTTGAAGCCTACAATTTCACCATCAACAGTAGATGGATAGTAGCGGGCAGCTACATCAAATTCATTTACAATCTCAGTATGAACGCCGTACTTTGCTGATACCGGTTGTCCAATACCGCGTTCTTTCCAGCCTCGGAAATCAATCTTTTGGATTTCGCTAAAGTCTACTACTTCTGACACTTTCTTCCTCCCATCTTTAATTTTCACACCAACTTCTTCAAGTTGATCGTGCTTGAAATAATTCTGGCACACGAAACAGTACGCATCAAGAATCTTTTCACCATCAATCTCTTTTTGATATACGGCCATCCCATCGGATGATGTGCAGTCTTCCTCAATACATTCTGCGTGGTAAAGCAATTCCCCATCGACTTTCTCAGTCATTCACCTTCCACCTTCGTTTGGCTTTGTCCCAAAGCCTCTCCAAACACAACCAACTCATACGTCTCATTCTCATCTACTAACGTAATAGCCACTTGTGTTGCTCCTAATTGAATTTGCTTTTTCAATTCTTTCAACAGACTTGTCTTACTAGAATGTTTTGTCACGTTCATTTAAATCTCCAGCAAAGCTTTATTCACAATAGCTGTTTTGGCCTGCTCTTTAGTACCAGCCACAAATTTACCCTTAAAGCGCTCTAGCATCTTCTGACCGTGTTTATTCACCCAACAGTATTTATCAGACAAGAACATAACACCAGAAGCTAGTGTGAGTTTGAAATCTGAGTGAAGATTAATATGGCCATTCAAATACCAAACTTTACAAACAGATACATCCATTCGATCTACAACTTGCCAACGGTTCTGTGGAGTGTCTAGTTGAATCAATTGGACCTTAGTTCCAGAAACTTCCGTGTTCCAGATTCGTACAAGTCCTTCCATTGTACTATAAAGCTCTGTTGTATGGAAGTCGCTTGAAGCCTCTACATTTTCAACACCAACTGCTTTCAATTGCTTTTTAACTGCACCTGCTGTCATTCCAGTAGAGCAAAAGTAGAAGTCGAGGTCATTAGCAGTATAACCTAAATACCAATCACGCGGCGCTCCACCGGCAAGAATTGCTCCAGGGTCCACCAAACGAATTTTTGATAGGATATTGTCTGCTACTGCTTGCTGTAATGTAATATTAATCTCACTCATTTAAATATTCTCCAAATAATTCTTAATCTCATCTAGCAATTCACTACGCCCGCGTTGATAACCTTCTTCCTCAGCATCATCAATATAGCGTGATCCGCTTGCTTGCTCAATCTTAGTTTCATAATGTGACACTATCTGTTCGACAAATGCTGTCAAATCTGTGTCTCCAGCATAAAGGCAGCCAGAAAGCCCATAGGAAATAAGCTCATCTGTTGTGTAAAGACTTGTGCCATTCTCGATGTTTACTTTGAATGTCATTCTTTATCTTCCATAAGTTCAACATACTCTTCAACGAGTTTCAAGAAAATCCTTTTAATTGCTGACTCACCTTCTTCATTTAGGTTGAGACTAATACCAGCCTCACGTCCCGCAGGGAAATCATAATCTACACCATCTACCATAATATCATGAATATTTTGTACAACCTCTTCTAGAATTTCCTCAAGTTGATTTTCTCGGTTCCATTCTTTAAGGCTCTCTCCGTACCATTCCCAATTATCAACCCCTCCAGCTTCCAGTGCGCTTAGTTTTGACGCTGCTCGCTCAAGTTGTTTTAGGCGTTTTACATTAATTTTTACTTCACTCATCATTCAACTCCTTTAAGGGTGCCCATCGGCACCACCATCAACAGACATTGTGACTTACTATCTTCCTCACAAAGCTTAATGCCTTCGATGTATGTGTTAGCAAACTCCACTTTATCACCAAACATAATAATGTCGCTTGTTGTGCATACAAGAGCAGCTAGAATAACACCACCCCACCAATTATTGAAGAACCAATCTACAATTTTCATCATTCTCCAAACTTCCCTTTCAGTTCAAGGTACTTCTGATAATCAGGATCTTGTTCTTTGTCCAACTCTTCGAAGAATTTAGCATACACTTTAGTTTTACCAGTCAAAGCGAATTCATAACCATCAAGGAAAGCTTCAAGCTTTTTCTCCATTTCATGTGCTCCACCATCACCCCATGAACCGGCATAGCCTGCATTCATTCGGGCTTTTTCTGCACTGCTCTTCACAGACACTTTTAGCTTCTTAAGCATTTCTTCTTTATTCATTCTTCACTCTCCTTTTCAGCTTCAATAATTTTAATCAACTCTTTCTCAACAAGCTTCACAAACCATTCATCAGACATCAACTTGTCAATCTCAGTCGAAGATAGGTCATAGAGGATTCCGTCTTCGTCAAGCTCAAGAGCACTTTCAACAGTAAATTCTAGCTCTTCATGCCCGTAGTAATCAACATCTGACTCCCACGAATTGAAATCTGGTGACTTCTTGATGTAGCTATGAATGTCACAGGTCAGAGTGATGTTGTCGATAGCTATTTCGTGTCTCATGAGGCTGCTTCCTGATTCGTTCCGTTAGAGCTTATTAAACACCATTCTGTGGTCTGTGTCAAGCGTTCACAGAATCAATTGTGGAAAGCCTTTGGGATGTAAAGAAGAATCAATGTAGATTGGACCATCCCACGAACCAGAAGCAAGACCGGGAAGTTTACGTTGGTCATCCAACGACTTAACCAAATCTTGCAATTCATACATATTCCCCTCATCAGAGAATTCCAAGGTCCCTTCGTAGCCCCATTTACCACTAGGCTTGAAGTACAACAGTGTAATTTTACTCATCGTTTATCTCCTTTATACTTTACGAATGCTTGGGAATGGATAGCTCTCCGGTTTGTTGCCATGGAAGCAAGCAATCCACTCGCCATAATCAACAGTCCACTGACGACCACATTCTGTCTTAATGTAACGCTTAGCCACTTTAGTCACACGAACCATTTCCATCAAGAACCCTTGACTATCGTGTGTGCTGACCATATCTCCGACTTTCACTTCCCCAAGCTCTGGGCTTGGTTGGTAGGTTAAAACACTCATCTTAATTCTCCTTATTCACCTTTGTACAAAGGGTCAGCTTAGTAAATTTCTTTTGGTGCATCGGGCCACTCTTCACGCAAAGCATCAAAATTACCTTCATTCCAGCAACGTAGAAATTCAAGAGGTTCTTCTGTATAGCCTTTACCGAGCATGTAGCTGATGACTGCATTGTAAGCTGCCTCAGTCTTGTTCAGTGCATTAATCGCCTCTTCGTGTAGACTAAAAAACATATCATCATCCAATCCACCACGTTCAACAAGATTGTGGATTTCTTCTTCACTCATTTCTAGATAGCTCACTTTAAACCTCCTTTTCTATACGTTTTTCACACATTCTAGCGCGTTTCTTCTCTAAGCGCAACCTATGTATGTCTTGTGTGTTAAAACGATTATTTGGGGTGTAAAAGCCTATAAATCAAGGCATTTTGATCTGCAATCCGTTATCGGTCTTGTAGTACATTGTTGGCTCTTGCTCTTCTTCATACAATTCATAACCAAGGAACTGTTTGTCATAGTCCTGCTCAGCATAAGGATAAATCCAATCAAAGAAAGATTCAATCTCACCTTCATAATTCTTCAAGTCACTACGATTCACCAAGAACCACTGCTTTGCAATTTCATCATACCAGAGCTTGCCTACACAAGATGGAATGTGATAATAGGACGAACAGCGCAGCATAAATTTCCAACGACCTTTCGTGAACAGTTCATGTTCTGGAAGCTTCCCATTAGGAATTTCAGCATCTTGTCCCATCATATGCTTAAGGATTTCAATGACTTCCTGTGGTGTGTCGTCTTTCAAGGACAGTTTTACATAAATTTCAGTGTACATTCCCATCTGTGTATCTCCATTTGTGTTTTTGATACGTTCTATTCTACACCTCTTGGCTTAGGAAGCCAATTAAGATTTTCAATAGGATGTTGTAGGGTTGATAGGTTGTGTAAATAAGAGAGAATCTATCTCCTAAAGGCTGAATAAAAAGAGTATTTCTCTCTTGTATTCTAGGTGATTCGTGATAGAATAGATGCCTACGTTGTTTTATGGCGTAGTGCATAGGGTTTGTCGGGACTACAACGCTTGGCCTTATGTAGATGTGTGTAAAAGGAATGGTACTAGACACAACCGTAGCTCGAAATCTGAAATCGGTGTACTGGCCCTCGTGTAAGGAGGGAATGACAGATAGGAACAGCAGCTTACCATGATCTGTTCCCCAGCGCAAGGCATTCTCCTATGGTGTCTTGTGGCTTGCCTACATTGCAAGCATCTAACCTCGTCTGAATTTAGGAGCCTCTATTGTAGAGGATTTCCATAGGATAGGGAAGGTCGGGTATGAGCCTATACGATCTCTTATGCAGTGTTAGCCGAAGGGTTGACAAAGGAACAAGATATTATCTAGTATCTTTTCTTTTAACTGTTTGGGATTGTATAGGGTAGCTCTACCCAGTATCTTCCTGAACTGATTTAGGAGTTATATAAACATTATTATCTTTTAGTAAAGTTAGACATGAAAATATATTACGGCAGTACAGACACATTAAATAATTATGAAACAGATACAAACCTTCATTTAAAAGTTATTGGTAGTTTTAGAGAGAACTATAGAAATCAATTAGTTGTATCATGTTCAAATTGTAATGATAAAGAGTTATATAGAACTTGTTTATTCCAAACAACAGAGAGGCAGTATCTTAAAGGAATGAAACCTTGTGGTTGCGCGAAAGCTGTATATTGGGAAGATTGGCAGGCGGAATTAATACTACAGCGAAGGGCGTCACTCTTTGGATACTCTTTCCTAGGTTGGGAAGGGGATTACAGGGGTTCCTTGACTCCAGAGCTAGAAGAAAATCTTAAAATTATCTTGACAAGGTTTTGGCGTTGCACTACAGTACATCAAGGAAGGCTATTCACCAAAGGGATGAGTATAAAAGAGATATATGTATAATAGGAGAAGAAATAATGTTCAGTAGTTGTCCACTCCGCTGTCACGAACTTGATCGTCGTGATGAACTAGAAATGATTACTTTCAACCGTCAATTGAATGGTGGTCCTGAAGCTAAGAGGAAGAAACTTGAAAAGAAAATTCTAGCAGCACAAGCTGAACTAGAAGCCTTTGATAAGGCAGAAGCTCGTACAGACCGTTGGCTGAAGCTTCTTGAAGATTCTCTTGTGCATCATTGGATTGATAATCCTGAGAAATACATTAAAGATTGGAATGAACAGAATCCGGAGAACTAGGTAATGTGGATTGAAGTAGAGGAATCAGAGCTAACAGATAATCTTCGTAAATTCCTGCAATTCCGTTGTAGAGAAGCGAGAGAAACTGAATGGCTTAAAAATGAGTTTGATACTACTTGGGGTTGTTCAGATGTTTATAATCTCCCAGGAATTAAATATGAAATCATTAGCTTTTTAACTAATGAAGATGCTTACATACTTCGATACTGGAAGGAGGATTAAGTGTTTCTGATCTTTTGTTTTCTCTTGTATCCAATCATGGTTCTATGTATTATGTGCTCAACAAATGATAAACATTTAGGGAGAGATTGATTATGACAGAAGGTGATATTCTTCTTGCTGTTGGATTGTTTATGGGCTTCCTGTTAGGCATCCCGTCCGGTGTGTGGTTATCCGAATTTGCTAAGTACAAGGGTTGGAAATAATGAACAACCCTAAACGCTACAACTTCAAAGCACAATCTGAGGAATGGGGGAACGCTTCTGTCATTCGTGTTGAAGAGGAGTTTGGGCAATACGTTTCCTATTCAGCTTACGAAAATCTTCTGAAAGCTATTGACAGCCTTGAGGAACGTGGATTAGGATATTGGCAAGGTGATGAGTTTGTTGTTTATGAGGCTCAAGATGATGAGAATCCTACGAATTGGGGTGAATGATGAAAATCGGTGATATTATAGAACAAGTGGACAGCAGCAGTGGTAACGTTGTATTCAAACTCAAGATTTTAGAAGTTGGTCAACATAAGACCAAATGTCTTGTTCTAGATTCACGTTGTTTTGACTTGATTGGTAATGAGGAGATGTGGAGTACTCGGGTTTTAAAAGAACTCCAAGGTTCTGAATTCTATTATGCTGATTAAATTTATAGACCAGAAACTAAACAAGCTAATGACGTGTTTAGTAAGGCACGGGAAGCGTGAGTGCGATAAGTGCGGCACTTTCAACAAGAAAGGCTATCCTTGTAATTGCTGGAGAAAGGTATGAACAAAAATAAATTTGATGCTTGGTTGAAAACCAAAGAATATGATATCTCAAACGACTGGAATTATCAGGAAATTGATGGATATCATTTCTATTTCATTAAGAATAATAACATGGATAGATATGCGCTGATCAAAGAGTTGCCTGCAACACCCTATAATATGGAAGGTATTGGGCACGAGTATGAGGTATTGATTGAAAACTGGACAGATTATAATGGATGGAATGAAATCTAATGCAATGTCACTACTGCAAAGACAACATACAAGAATCCTACGTCATCCGTAAAGCTGTAAAGCCTAAAGGAATGTACAAACGATGGAAAGATGTTGGATATTGCTGTGAAACGTGTTATCTTGATGACAAGAAGATTTCTTTTGAATATGGAGAAGATTTTAAATGATTTTCAATAGCTGGACATACAATCAATTCTGGTTAGCTCGTCTTTCTGTAGACGCACAACCTACACATTTCACTAAAGATGAAGTTGAATGGGCTTTGAAAGAGATTGATTATAAGTATTTTGGTCAGTATGAGTTTTCGGATCAACAGAGCATGGCTATGGATATTCTTGAATTGGTAGCTAAGGAGTATTTGAAAAATGTCTAAAGTAGAGTGGTGGCGATTTGAAATCTATAATAATAATGCAGATCTTCTGAAAACTTTTGATAAAGTAATGACAGAAGAGGAATCTGATGATTATGCACATGACTTGCTGCATCAATACAAAGCCAGTCTTGTTTGGCATGACCGAGTGAGTATGATAGAGGCTGGCAGTAAATGATTGATACATTGTGGATTCTTTGTGCAATATCTTTTGCAACATCCTTAATCAGTGCATCAATTGCTGAGGCTGCATGGCTTTACAGAAAGCAAAGGATTTGGGAGAATATCTCTTGTGTTCTGATGGTATTTGTGTTTATATTCGGAGGTACAGCTATGTACTTAACATCAAAAGTTTGTGAAGATCCTAATGTTGTTTGGGATAGGTGTTATAGGGGATAATTATGAAACAAGGTACTAAAGTTAAAGTTATTGCTCACCTTACAGGACATGATTTTGATCTTGGAGAAATCGTAGAACGACACGAATCACAGTTTGATTATGAGATTGAAGATTCTCTAGCTTTCATTGCCAAGGACGGTTCTATTTGGTATATGATCCCTGATGAATATGAGGTAGTGACGCAACGTTGGTGTTTCAAGCAAGATGATGATGGACATAACTTCCTTATTCCTGTAGAACTTTCATCTCTGTTTAATGAGCTTGTAGAAAGACAGGATGATTATTATGCAGAATTTAATAACACATTTGATCAATATGGCTGTGATAGCTTTTTGAATTATTCGTTCGAGAAGCCTGAATGAGGAATAATGAAATGCAACCCCACGAACTACGAGTGCTAGAAGAAAAGAAAGAATTAGACTCCAAACTAGAGAAGTTGAACGCTTTCCTTTCAAACCCTAAATTTATTGGGTCTCTTGACGAGGTTGACAAAGCTTTGCTACAATTGCAGTCAGGGATCATGGAGAATTATTCGAAGTGTCTTCAGCTTCGTATTAACCGTTTTGGAGGTGTGAAATGAAACAAGTGATTATGCAAAATTGTGGTAAAACCAAATCTCAAGAAGAATTCTATGACTGGAAAGCAGGACAGGAAGCCATCAAGGATACGACAGGTTTTGAGTACGCTTTCTATGACCCATGCACACAGGAAATTAAAGGCTTCTATCTTCTTGAAGCTGAGAAACTAGTACGTGGCCAACGTTTTGTTTACAGTTGAGTGGCTGAGATGAATAAATATGAGTTTGATAATTGGCTTTACTCTAATAAATATTCTTTAGTGAACGATTGGAATTATCAGGAGATAGCGGAACACCATTATTATTTCATCAAGCACGAAACGGAAGAGTGTTACGCACTGATTAAAGAGACTCCGACGATTCCTTACAATGTCTACAAGACTGGCCATGAATACCAAGTGTTAGTTCAAGGTTGGACTGATTATAACGGATGGAATGACGTATAATGTCAGGATCAGGAGCACAGAAACGCTCACGCGCTCAAGCAATTCGTTGCTACAATCTTAGGCAAGAGGGGTTTACATTATCTCAAATTGCTGATATTGTTTGCATTGATAAAGAGAAAGTGAGGGCTAGGATTTTGCTGGGAGAGCGTCTTAGTCAATTAGGGGAAGATAGTGAGTGAATTTAAAGATTGGATTTATGAAATCATGTATGAAGATCCTAAAGGAGATGTCTACCTTTGTTCGGATCACATCACTTGTGAACTAGAAGCAATTACAGAAGTGGAAACACTTCAAAATGAATTTCCTGAGAATCGATATTACTATGAAGTTGTACTGATAGAGTGAAGTTATCAAAAGCCCATTAGCTATAGAATCTTTTAATAGGCTCTACAGTTGACGGGCTTTCTTTTTGTGTGCAATAGTTGTCTCAACAAAACACAGAAGCTCAATTGAGCAAAGGAGAAAGAAAATGGGTAATAAGAACGATTTTAAAAATGAGTTTGAAGCTTGGTTCCGTAAGTCTGGATATAATGAAAATGGGGAAGATGACTTCAAAGCTCCTTGGTGGGGATGCAGCCTTACATATGAAGATGAGTTTGTTGAGTGTGCTTTCCTTGCATTTCTAGCGGGTAAAGGTGTTAATCTGTGAAAACATTTGCAGCCACAATTAAACAATCCCTCATTGAAGTAGGATTTGTATTGCATAAATGTGATAAACTTAGTCAATGGCAATTGTATTCGTCTCAAGCTTGTGTTAGGAATGAGAAAGGTTATTTGATGCAGTCTCGTGCGTTGGGGGATCTATTGTCTAAGGCTGCTAAAGAATTTGGATTCAATTGAGGAGAAGTACCGTGAAAAATCTATTTGTTGTATCGCATAAAGAGTTCAAATTGTTTTCGTTGGACAACTTGCAAATTACAGAAATTATTCTTGATGATTATGATCAGCCTGGAACTCTTGTACAATTGCAGGACGACGGTAGTTATAAATATATTGAACAGATTTCACACGACCTTCGTATTCAACTAACAGATGATCCTAAAGTAATTGATGTTGTAAACGCAATTCTCAAGGAGGTTTTAGATTCTGTGCCGGAAGGCAGCACATACTATGATGTTGCTTGGTTGGTTATGCCGTTCAACTCTTTTATTGGTGGATTCTGCAATAGAAGTTATGAGATTTGAAATGTCTTTTATACAGCTCTGCACAGATAAAGCACGTTCAATTCCTTACATCAAGGGAAGGGCAAGGGTATACTCACTAATCGTTTCTAAGCGTGGTAAAATCCTTAGTGAAAGCCAAAATCTGTATGAGAAAAGTCACACACTACAAAAGCATTACAGTGTGAAGGCTGGATTTGATCCAGAACGTTGCTACCTTCATAGTGAGCTAGGATCAATTATTAAAGCTGCTAAAATGAATCCGAAAGATTGTACATTATATGTAGCAAGAGTTGGTAGTAAAGGACAGAAAATGGATGCTTGGCCTTGTTTATCCTGTAGACTAGCCATCGCCGAAGCAAAGTTTATTACAAGTGTTCAAGTAACTATTGGAGAATGATTATGATGTGGCATGAATTAGAAGCAAGAGCAGCCCTTGAGCGCTGGTACGCAGATTGGGAAATGTTCTTAGCAATGGCAAAGATTTCTATGTTTACAAGAAAAGATTATAATAGACTTGCCTTGAAAGCAAAGACGTTGGGTATTGTTTTCCACGACCGATATAAACTGATTTTGGATGCGCCAAGGAAATACAAAGATGAGTAGTTACGATAAGCAAAAAGCTTTACAAATTCTTGATGACATTGTTCAGTCAGAACAGAACGAAAATGCTCGGCTGGCCGCAGACGATCTTAGGTACGCACTGAATCTTGCACTAATCGCATACAGTTCTCATTTAGATATATGGTCTGACATTCCTGAACACGGCAATCAAGACACAAAGGAATATTGGATAGCGTTACACAATAGTCACAAAACGTTGGTAGAAGCTGGAATTTTTGATGATATGGAATAAGGAGTAGTTTAATGGGTATTAATGTATTGAGTTTGTTTGATGGGATTTCTTGCGGATTCGTTGCACTAAAGAATCTTGGTATCGCTGTAGATAATTACTACGCTGCTGAGATTGATAAACATGCAATCAAAGTTGCTACTACTAATCACAAAGAATTGATCCCTATTGGAGATGTAACTAAAGTCTTTTATAAAGATGGAATTCTGACAACTGAAAATGGAGGGTATCAAGTAGGAAAGATTGACTTACTTATCGGAGGAAGTCCCTGCCAATCGATTTCAAATCTAGGAGATGGTTCTGGCTTAGATGGCAAGAGCGGTTTATTTTACCAATATCTTCGTATTAAACATGAAATCCAGGCAGAAAACCCAAGTCTTAAATTTCTTCTAGAGAATGTAGTGGGTAATAAGAAAAGCATTGCGGCAATCTCAAATGAGATGGGTGTAAAAGAGAAGTTGTTTAATAGTAACCTAGTTTCTGCTCAAAATCGAGCACGCTACTATTGGACAAACATTCCTTTTGAGCTTCCAGTAGATAAAGGTGTTGTACTCAAGGACATTCTAGAAAAGGGTGTTCCAGAAGAATCCATCCTGACACCTGGTCGAGCTAAGTGGGTGGTTAGTGAGAAAGGTCAGCAATGTTTCGATAAACGATATGCTGTACTTGATCCTATTAAGGCCAATTGCCTCACAGCACGATCTGATGCCAGTTGGAATAGTAACTATGTTACAAGAGATGGGCAGATTACACGCCTTACTCCTGTCGAGTATGAACGGTTGCAAATGCTTCCTGATAATTATACGTCTATGGTCAGAACATCGGAGCGATACAAAGCAATTGGCAATGCCTGGACGGTAGGCGCCGTGCAAGAAATTTTCAAAAATCTTCTTGACACAGAGACTGACTGAAACTAAGATTATCTCAACAAACCAAAAAGTGAGGATGTTGAGAATGAACACCTATCCTACTAGCTACGTAAATGGTAATAAGAAAGCAGTAGTAAAATTTAACGAAGAGTGGGAAGAATATCGTGTTTGGTTCTATGAAGATAATAAGTTCCTAATCGGTGCTACCTATTACACAGACGATTTGGCTGATGCTTTTCAGACAGCAAAGCATTGGATTAACAACTGAATAATAGGGGCTTCGTGCCCCTATTTTTATTTTTGAAAAATGTGTTGACATGCTAAGCTGATGAAGCTATGATTCCTACATCAAAGCAAAACACACAGGATGAAAGTCATGAAATACTCAAACGAAGACAAACGTAAGATTCTGGACGCGGCAGGTTCTACCTTCTTCTCTGTAGATTTCGTAAAGAAAGACGGCTCGGTACGTCATATGAACTGCAAGAAGTGGATCGAATCTGCTTTCAGTCATGGAAGCGCTAATGCGAAGCCTTCTCCGTTCGCTAACAAGCCTGGATACTATCTGGCTGTAGATATGGCTAAGGGTGAGTTTAGGGCGATCAGTTTAAATACGCTGAAAGCTTGTAAAGTCAATGGAAAATCTTATAATTTCGATGAGGAATAAGAAAATGATTTGTTATATTGTGATGATTCAGAACGACGACTACAAAATTCCATCTATCTGCCTGGACTTCAGCGCCGAAAGCGCAGCAGAATTTGACACAAAAGAAAAGGCTGAAACCTTTATTGACTGGATGGTCGAAGAGGGCTATTCTCGTGAAGATTACTTTATTGCTCAGGTTGTGAGGTTGGAAGAATGATTACGCTCGATCAAGTACTGAAAGCTTATGACTATGCAGACAATCATTCGCATCGCTATCTTCGAGGCACAACGAATTGGTGTGCTGCTGTAGCATGGCATCTGAACCAGCAAGAACCTACAGACTTCAGTCTATATGGCTACGCAACAGCATCAGGGAAGCTTTATGCGTCTGGGATGTTGGCTATCGCCAACGGCGAACAGTCTTGGGTTAAAGTATATGTAAACAAAGAGGATTTGAAATGAGCGATAAAATGCAAGAGATGGCTGATCTTTTTCAAAAAGCATGGGAAAATTGGTATTACAGGACCGATCCTAGTGGGGATGTTGACGATGTAGAGAGGCAGTGGCTAGAAAGCTCTGATTACCTAGACCTGTTTGAAGATTCGGAAGATTAATCATGACAACATCAGAGAAAATAGCTTACATCCGTAACAGCTATGGATTGATGCTCAAACAAAGCTCACATGAGTTTCTGTATGCCGCTTATCAAAGAAGCTTGAGTCTCACAGAAGCTTGGATTATGGACAGAACAATCAGTCAAGCAGATGAAATAGAGCTTGCAAAAGAGATTGAAGCAGTCTACAATGTGATGGCAGACAAGCTGAAAGGCTAAATTAATTTAAATTAGGAGATTTGAGATGAATAGTAACGGACAAGACAGTTTGGATGTAATTCTGGCCTATATGCAACGAAACGGACTTAGTTGCTGCAAATCAGCTGAATCTAGTTTGAAAGGCTGTCATTTTCCATACCACACTTATGCTGTGGTGAAAGGTCGATTCGCCTTCCAAGTGCATTGCCACGATACAGGAAATTCGGTAAGGGCTTACATTTTGACTGATGAAAAGCCCTTTGAAATCATCTCTGCAACCTATTGGAAACAATCGGGCTATGGTCATAATCCAGACAAGTTTGAAAGTGGTGCTTGGGATAAAGCGCTTAATGAAGCTATCACTGAAATGCAACGTGATGTAAAGTCACACAAAGCTTCGGTAGAAGCGATGCAACGAAAAGAAGTAGAAAAAGTTTCTAACCAGTATAAACAAGAAAAGCTGAAAGCGGAGAGCTATTTCAAATGAATAAATTCATATCAATCTTACTTGGAGTGGCAACAGTGCATATTGCTGTTGGATCTGTCGTCCTCGCATCTGTACAAGTATATGACCGATATACAGCACATACAAAACAAAAGGAAGCTTTGTTTAATAGTTATTTCAATGTGTGTGCTCAAGAGGTAGAACGTAAAGGCTACAATGGTGGCTATCCAGAACGAGAGATTCTAGAACTTCGTAAAGCTTGTGGTGTTGGTGCTAAAGCTTTCGCAAATAATAAAGCTGATTACACAGTAATGGGGCGAAGCTGGACGTTCGATAAAGAAGCTCAGATGTACGTGGAAGTATTTAAATAAGGAGAAATAAATGAAAAAGTTTACTATTATTGCTGCATGCTTTGCTCTGTTGGCTGGTTGTGATAACGATGCTCGTGTTGCTTCACGAAATCTATCACAAGCCGCTGATAACTTTGAAGTAAGTCGTCGCATTGTGTTCTATAACGGAATTACAGGTGATTATATGCTATCTCTTGAAGGTCGTTGCTCGTTTGATGCAAGCACAGCACGAAAGCTTGATGTAACTTGCAAAGTTGGTCCTCGGGAGTACAAGAAACATTCTCTTGGCCTTAGTGACAATGTAACTTATTTTAGTGAGCAGCTTGAAGGATCAGATGTTAGTGTTTATCACTATCGTGTAATCTTCAAACCACAAACCATCCTGCCTGATATTGACGTTAAAGCTGATGGTGGTGCTGCTTTGGATGCTGTTACACCAAAATCTTTGAAATAAGGAGCAAGGTATGGAATGGCTGTTAATTTATCTGTTTGTTTGTATTGAAAAGTTTGCAGTAGCTTTGTCAACAGCATGGGCTTTGTTCTGGATTCCCGGTATTGCACTTGGACTGTTAACGATTATTTCTGTAATCTCAGGCATTGCAGACGATGAGTTCGAAGAAACTTGGAATCATGTGGTTTCTAAATTCATTAAATCTGCCTGTAAATGGCTTATGCCAATTGGTTTTGTATTCGGTACGATTGGGCATTTCCTGCCATCACAGAAAGAACTAGCAATTATTGTAGGGTCTGGTGTAACCTACAATGTCTTGACCAGCGAGACAGGTAAACGCATCGGTGGTAAAGCTGTTGATCTGTTGGAACAGAAGATTGACGAGGCTCTGAAAGCACCCGAAACGAAAGAAACACCAAAAGTCGAAGGAAAAGCTCTGTAAAAAGGCTTGACACGCTATCCAAAATCCCCTAAGATTCTACTCAACAGGTAAGGTTTTAGGGGATTTTTGCTATGCGCTATTATGCAATCCAAACATGGGTAGGAAGCCATGAGAATGAACCTGAATACAATGGACAACAGGCAGGAGGAAGAAACGCAACTTCTACCGAAGTTCCTACTTTTGATCGTAATGGTAAACCGAACTTTCAAGGTTTCAGTGATGAAGCTATCGAAGCCCGTAAACCTAAGAAGAAATCCTCTGTCAGCATCCAAGATCGGATTCTACCACAGCAACGCCGTGTCACTACGCTTACAAATCAAATGAGAGACTTGGTAGCTGAGTACAAAGCTGGAAACATTGACATTGATGAGTATTCTATGCTCCTTTCTGTCCTTGCAAATAAGCGCTCAAGAGCTGAAGCTCTATTAGCTAAAGCAAAATCTGTACGCGCTCCATTTGAAATCGAAGAGGAAGAAGCTATTTCTTTGGGAAAAACACATGTAAAAAGCGAGAAAAGCTTTAAGACAAGCAAACGTATTGCTACAGAGGGAAATCGTTTTAAAGCAGCTAAAAAGCCTGCTATCTCTTGTGATAGATCAAAGCTATCGAAAGTGGCAGATTGGATTAATAATCATCAATTTACATACTTCGTGGTTTGCAGCACAATAGCTTTAACAGCGGCGAAACTTGTGTTTTAAAGTAAAACTTATTTTCTGAGAGAGCACTATGCAAATCCTTATTGAACAAATCCGAAAAGCAAATAAAGAACATCGTTGTGACGCCTGCTACTGGTGGGATAGATCAAACTATGGTGAACAAGATGTAACGCCAGATGAATGGAAAGTTATTGAGTCTGCCCAGCAAGATGGCTGGAAGATTGTAAAAGGGCAGAAATATCTGTTTCAATCATTTGTTTATGATGGTATGATTCAGACATTCAAAGGTCGTCTAGACATTGACGAGATTTGCAAGAAATATGATTTGTATCCAGAGGAAGAATAATCATGAATTCTCTTGACATAGCATTACAAAACATTCAAACTTGGCAACAGCTTGCAGAAGCAAGCAACATAAAACAGAGCTACAAGCTTTGGCGGGAAAATGGCGTGTGGCTTGCTTGTGTTTACACAAGCTCTCGTATTGTGGAGAATTGAGAATGAGCAACTTTAATAAAGAACAACGCTACATTGTAATTAAGCTTTCAAAGCTAGCACAGAAGAAACCATACACAGGCGCTTTCGTGGGCTATTCTGTCGAGGCTGAAATTGAGAAGTTGGCTGGGCATGCGTTTGTAGATTGTGTTGTTGTAGAATCTGATTGGCCTGAATATGAAAAGGTTTGGAAAATGATTGAGAAGCGAGTGGCAAATACAGCGCCTAATACTGACCAAGTTGCCTTAGACTGCATGAAAAGGATTATGTACATTCTAGATGCAGACTGGCGAGGTGGTGAAGTCCAACTTAAAGCACAGATTCAATGTGCTGTTATTGAAGCTATTAAAAAGGTTACTGAGTAAAAATAAATGAAAATCAACTATACATCTCTTCACAACATGAATGAAGCACACATCTCTTTTGAAGCTATTAAACGTTCGGCTAAACAGAAACAAGAAGAAGTGTCTAACCCTAAAAAGACAAATAAGCGTAAGAATAATGTTGTAAGGGGTTTTAAACGTATAGCTTGGGAGAGTGTGTGATGAAGCATCTAGATAAATATGGTCGTATTGAATCAAAAGAAATCAATGATTTGATCTATGAGATTGAAAAACTTGTCAAACCTTTGTTTGAAAGTGTAGATCCTATTGAAGCCTCTGTTTTGTCTCGACACATTGAAGGCACCATTAGCTATCAAGCTGCTGCAAGGTGTGTAAGAGAAATTATGAAGGATGCTGAAAACAATGAAAAACTTTAAAGAAGGCGAACAATACCGACTCTTTTTAGATCAGTACAACTACATTCTATTAACAATCTCATACATCGAAAGCAATACTGTATGGCTCTCTAATTCTGATTCATGCTATAGATATGACAGGAAGACAGAACGTTTGTATAAGTGGTCTTCTTTTGGGTATGAGAAAGTTGATACAGAATATGGATTTAGTAATCTCAGTAGTGAAGATGTTTGGGAAAGTAGGAAACAGCCTTTAGTAGACTACAGCGGATTCTATGGAGATTGAGGAATGAGCCTGAGAGAGCAAGGATTTCGATTCTGCATCAGTCCAGATAAGCAATGCGCCAGGTGGATTCACCCTATTGAACACAAAGTGTTATATCGAGATTGGCATGACCACACAGACACCAGTGAAGAGGAATTACTAGAATTTTTGCAAAAAGGCGTTGACACAGAGAATGAGGAAGCTTAGAATGTCAGCCATAGGGAAGCAAACAGCTACCCGCAACCAAGAGAAAAGATCATGACCAACTACACCGCTCAAGCTTTCATGTCCTCGCCAGCTTTCGTTAAGATCGCCCTTGAAGATGCCTTGCAAGTAGTAGCCAAAGCAAATGGTCAGTCTGTTAACTTGGCTCGTAAAGCCTTTGAGATGGAAGTGCCTAAAGTAATTGAGCAAGTGGCCAAGCTTATGGTTAAGGCTGCTCAACATTGTGCAGACGAGGCTAATGCAGGTCGTCTTTGGAAGTAAACACAGTTTAACAAGAGCGCCTCCGGGCGCTTTCTTTATGAGAATTGAGAAAATGACACAACAAGAAATAATTGCAAGAATGGATGAATTAGGCGCCTTGTCTGAATCTCGAATGAATCAAGCGCCGCACAATCCACATCTGCAATATGCTGGTATCCTGTGGATGACCCAGGAAGAGGCCACAGAGTTCCTGTCACTACGTCTAATGCTCCCATCTCAAGGGCAGCAACGAGAAGAGGCGAAGCTTCGGATCAAAGAGAAAATAGAGAAAAGAAAAGCTAAAAAGATGCTTGACAACACATCCGCTCCACTCTAAAATTAGCCTCAAGAAAGGACAAAATGTCCTGACAAACTGGAGATAAGACATGAAAACTTACAAAATCATCCACGAAGGTAAAATAATCGGCACTGAGAAGGTAGCTAGCTTCATGAACTATAGTGCCGTCTTGATGCTACTAGAACGTCTTGGTTATCCTGTTGAAGCTAAGGCTGAGATTGTAACCAAAAAGAATTGAAGAAAAAGCTTGCACAAGTATTCGTTTCGGATGATAATTACATCAACGAAGCAAAACAACTGTCACAGGAAAACAGCCATGACTCGCCAAGAACTGAACACTAAAGCCGAAGCTAACCTGAAAACAATCAAGGCTCAGTACCGCACCATGCAGCAACACATGGAATTGCGCAAGATTGTTGGTGCCAGGGCATCCGAAAGTATTGACGTAGTGATGAAACGTCATGCAATGCGTCAGGCTATTATCGAAGCAGGGTTAGCCGAGTAAAACCATATCGCTACTTAAGAGCGCCTTCGGGCGCTTTCTTTATGCCAGAAGAAAATCTAAAGAATTGCTTGACTCTTCCGATTAATGGCTACTATACTCATTTTACGGAGCCACTCTAGAGGCAGCCTGTGGGCGCTATTTGGAATTAGGTAAAATCTATTAAGCGTGAGTACCCGATAGAAATCTTTGTGTAGACAGCATGTGTCATTCTTTGTAGAATGAACCCATACAAAGCAAACACCACGGAGTAACACAAATGTCCTTCTTGACCTCCATCCTCCTGCTCAAATTGGTACTGGCTCTGGTTACTATGTCGATCCCAGTGGGCTTTGCAATCGTGGCATACTTCGCCCATAAATCCGAGAAACTGCAAGATGAACGCCATAAAGCTATGTTTAAAGGCGGGAAGCTTTCTTACAAATAAAGCTTGACACTGAGTTCGATTGGTTTATACTACACCCATACCAAACAGAAACGGAGCGACCACCATGAAAGCAGTTGAAGATATGAACAAAGACGAACTTACCAATGCCGTACTCTTTGAAGACGATATGACGTTGTACGAAAGCTTCGATGAACAGCGCTTTCTCAGCGGCGACTATACAGAAGAAGAGATGCGCAGCATCGTTAAGGAGTGGATACTTAAATGTCCTGATACTGAATTCTGATGTAAGCAACCAAAGCCCAGTACGACAATAGTGATTTCTAAAGACGCAATAAGGAGAGGAGCCGAAAGGCTCTTTTCTTTTATGCCCTTATGCTTTCCTATAGACGAGATAGGTGTTTGTCTCCGAGCCACTATCCTCGCCTTGTGCGATCATTATGGCAAGATATAACCGCCCTGTCAATACAAATTTCAAAAATAAATTACCAATTTTACACAAAAAGTCTTTGACACGACTCATCCTTGAGTCCATAATGAACACACAAAGTAAGACAAACCCCTTAGGAGAAAGATTATGAACATGACTCAACTGGATGCACGAATTCAACAAGCATTCCGTGATAACAAAATCTCTTTATCTGATGCAGAACGTGCCCATGCAGCTATCCGTGAATCTCATCGCTATGGCAACAAAATGACTCCCAAAGCTCGTGATAGCATTCTGACTCATCGTTTCGGGATTTGACATAAGATGAAATCTCTTCTTGTCTTCATACACACAAAGCTTATGGACGTTGACGTTGTGTTGACTGTCCCTCATTGGCAAGCTAAATACAATAAAGTGTTTACAAGCCTTAGCGAAGATTATGCTGTGTATACGCCAATTCGGTTTGATACCATTTGAAGATTAATTAAGGAGAAACACCATGTTCAATTACATGCCGCACTTTGAAGATGATCTTGGCGACACATGGGAAGTGATTACAATTAATTTTGTTATCATGGGCTTTGGTCGTGGGTTATTCATCCAGGCATATAGCCAAGAATTAAAACAAGAAAAGACATTTACATACTCTTATCTTAAGGATGAGCTTATGCAATGGAATTCTTGCGAGACAGCTGATTGTCAACCCCTCGATGGTAATTTCCAATCAATGTGTAAAAAGATGTTCAAAGCCTTTGACAACCAGGAATAATTAAACATGTTTATTGAAGAGATGGTTTTCAGTGGAAAGCACTATTACCGCCAGAACGAGCTACAAGATTGTCTAGAGGCTTGTAAAGTATTGCCTGTTGAATCACTACACACAAGCCATTGTGCAACATCTGGCACATACCAGGCATGGTGGACGTTCCAGAAGATCAGCATCTGCTTTAAAGCTAGTTTTGACAGCGCTCAGGAGATGTATCAGAAATGTCAGGAACTTTCTTCAGTGCCTCAATTGCCGATATATGACCGTTGGAATAAGCCTCTACAAGAGGGGATCAGCCATAAAGCTTTTGGAGAAATCTTAAGAATTCTTGAAAATAAAGCTTGACACAAGCACTATAAGAACCTAGAATTACACCAACGAAACGAAATAAACCTTTAAGGAGAGACACAATGGAAATTCTTCGTTCTGATATGGTTGTATTCTGCCTTGATGAAGCTATTGATTTGGCTTTCAATAAGCCGTTAAAAGTCGAAAAGGACGGTCTGGTTGGCCTTCCATTGGGTACAGTTATTATTGATGGTGTAGCATGGGATTGGATCAAAACACATGATCGTTATAGATTTATCCTTGCTAAGTAATCAAACAAGGGGGGCTTAAAGCCCCCAAACAACGAAACACACAACGTTATCTACCGGATAAACAACATGAATAATATCTTTACATACGATGCTTTTGATGCTTCCGGCGTAGCTGAAACCTTTGTTCTCAAGGTAGATCGCCTGGTGGATTCTGATGAGGAATACATTGGTATTGCCGACTATGTTGTCTTGGAGGGTGATCTGAGCCTTCTTTCTGCTTGCCAACTGTTAAGCATGGAGGAGTGGCTTGCCTGGGAGTATGTCAAACGGTGGAACGACTATTACGGACCATACTAAGGTAAGTAAATTTACAGAAAGCTCTCAAATAATCCTTGACACACAGAGAGCTTTCCACTAAGCTTACACGTATCAGAAGCAAACAATAAAACACAGGAAGCTTACAAATGAAATCCATTATCGAAATGATCAAATTCAAAGCTTCGAACAACACTGTCAAAGCTGTTAATGCTAAGAATCAAAAGCTTCTTGACGAAGCAATGGCTAAAGTAGAGTTCTACAAGAACAGCATCTCTGATCGTATGGTATGGGAAAGCTATGCAAAACAAATCAAGGATTCTGTAAAAGTTATCTGAAAACCAAGTACTACATTATTGGAGATAATAGTATGATCACTTATGCCCTCATCCTTACCTTTTCTACTCATGTACAAAGTGAGGAATATGTCATTGACTCTGATCTGTCTAACCAGGATTGTATCGAGCGCATGTATGAAGAATATCAAGACAGTAAGAATGAGAGCTATGATCAGATGTATAAAGATGCTGTAGAGCGTTATAAAGCGGTGGCTATGGAAGGGGAGATTCTAGAGGCTAGCTTTAAGTGTGTTGTTGATGAATATTAGAAAATTATTCAAACTTACAAGGAGATACAGAAAATGTCAGAAAGTCTTCCTCATTGTGATTGTGGCGGGTGCGCTACTGTGGGATTTGAAACCGACTCAGGTTATTTAGCAGAATGTGAAAATTGTGGTTATAAAACAAAGTCAAGTCAAGACTTAGATCTTGTTGTTGCACAGTGGAACGTTAGAAATCTCCATAGCCATGTATTGAAAGATGAGTATGGAAAACCTCGCTTATACCGAAATAATTGAAAATAGTGCTTGACCTATAGGCTCAGTCTGCTAGAATTATACACAGAAAGAGAGAAAAGCTATCAGTTAAACCAAAAGGATTACATCATGTACTCGATCATTGCTACCTTCAAAGACGAACTGACCGGTGAAATGGTAGAACGCGAACTCGGAACAATGTCTGAATTCTGGATGTATGGTGATGAGTACAAAGCAGACTTTTGTCAGACTTGGGCTGATGAGAAAGGCAATGACCAACACAACACTTGGCTCACCTTTGTAAGGTGGGTGAAGAAGGATTAAGACTAAGGAAAATGTTTTATGAAAAATAATCAATGCACCGACTGTAAAGGTTGGGGATTTAAAGAGTTTGACGATCATACCTACGGCTGCTCGGCCTGTGAAGGCACAGGTATAGAACCTAACTGCGATGCTTGTCATGATAAAGGCTATACGTTGAAACCAGGATACGACGGCGTATGGCGAGATGTTATTTGCAAAGAATGTGAAAATAATGCTTTACAAGGTAGATGATCGTCTGTAAAATCAATCCCATCGAAAGGCAAAAAGCCTAGACTGATCGGAGATTCAACCATGTACACTTGCCATAAAGTCCTTTCCAACGGTCAACTCACTAACTGCGAACGTCTGAGCAAAGACGAATATGTAGACTTCGTTTCTCGTGTCTACGGTAAGTGGGAGAATATCCGCGTTCTTAACGAGTTAACTGGTGAAATCCGTTTCTTTGTAGATAACGGCCAAGCTTGGGAGCGTGTAGCATGATGCACTCTCTTCCTGAGATTCCTAACTACATGCTTGTTCAGGACTACCTGAAGGGGAAGAGAAATCAAATCTTCCTCGATGATAACGGTGTCCATCAGTATGAGAAAAGACTTGACCAAATCAAGCAAATGCAACTTAGGTCTAAAAGCTTGACTAAAGATTATTACTACCGTAACCCCTACGGCTCAAAGGTTAACCAATACGTGAACCACTTCCTACTAAAAGAGTTTGGTAAGGTACTAGAGACAGGCTCTCTTTACTGCGAATATGAGGATAAATACGCTTTTACCCCTGGCTAACCAACAAGAATACACTTAATTAATAGCCCGTCATTAGACGGGCATTCTTGTTTCCATTCTTCACTAAACAAACACTTTATCAATACCTAACTAAACAGTGAAAGCCTTACCTGGTAAGGTCTACAACGTGACTTGATAAGAGTATTTAGTCACTATTTATACGTTCGGATTGCGTGCAGATACGTTAGTAGATGCTAAGCACGAACAAGATTCTCTCCTAAAAGTCAACCCCTTTAACAGTAAATTTACCTATTAATTAATCAATATCCATTGAAATTACCTACTAATCACAGCTTCTTACCTGATAAATTCTTTTAATCAATCTTTCTTACATTTCTTCTTGACTGCCTTGTCTAGTTCTCTTATACTGAACCCATCAAGACGAGACATGTAGTCAAGTCAAATCGGAGACTTCAAAATGACTAACTTCAACGAACTGGTTAAAGCTGTTGGTGAGATTGTCGATGCTCACATTGAAAACAAAATCTCCTATGCTAACCAGTGCATTGCTGCATGGCATAGCGAAGAGTCCTCTGATAAGCGAGTAGCAGCTTATCGTAAATATGTCCTTGAGAAGTCTATGAAGACTATCTCTGAATACACTTTCTAAGTAAGTCCATTCCAAACTAGCCCTCACTGAGAGGGCTTTCTTTCGTCTCTACTAATAGCTATCTTCTATTAACCAATTAGTTCTAATAGAGACACTCTTAATTGATGTGTTTAAGAGACAAGCTATTGATTGGAATGTTCTGATAGAAATATACAATAAGGATATTTTGAAATTGTATTGACAGGATATTAGTGGGGTGGTAGAGTTGTTAAGCCCTATGACTGTAGATCTGGTAGTTGATAAGTAATCAGAAAAGTCTACTAGGATATTTTCTAGATAGCACAAGAAGAGAACACCTAAACAAGCATGTTCTCTCAGAGGAAGTGTGGTTAATATTTCTAAGTTATACTTTAATATGTATAGAAGATTTTAACACCCTTATCTTATAAGGCTTTGAGGTATGTTTCGTTCGCAAAAATGCGGAGAAGTCAAGATTCTTCCATTCCATACCACTTATTTAGTGCTGATGTTCTGATTTCATTATCTCCTTTCCACCCATAGAAGGGACTAAACTCAATAACAATATCACCTCTTTGTGGTTTATTCCTTTCTCTGACTCTTATGATATTTGGTGTCATAGCAGCTATAAGCCTTGTTAAATTCTTCTCAGGTATTCCAGAAAGGGTTAGGTCTTTAGTAGATCCTATGTAAATATTCCAAGCTGCGCAGTTAGTGATTATGTATTTCAGAAGCTTCACTTCTTGTGGTGTTAGGAGTCCTTGTACAACACATTCTAGAAGTACATGTGATGAGATTACAACCTTTCCACCTACATAACCATCAATCACAGACACAGCATCAAGTAGGCTATCAGCCGTAATACAATCCCTTGGATATTTTGTATCTACTCCAATGTATTTCTCAATAGGAACCACTTTCTTCTTTGGATTGGGGTTTGGTACATGTACTATAATCTCCCCTGTGTTCTCATCGAAGACAAATGTTCCATCATACTTATCTGTCTTAGTTTGTAAGTTCATTCACTCTCTTTGCATCCTGTTCTAATTGTTTATCTCCCCACAGTGTTTTGAATTGTAAGGCTAGTCTCTTCACTTCTGGATATTTGGCACAGGGGTGCTCTGGATGTGATCTGATGTTCCCTGTGTCATCCAGTACAAATTCATATTTCAATGGTCCTACGAAACCTATTACTTGCTCCCTTCTAGCTACGCCGTATGTAAGATAATCTTTATTTTCTCTAAGCTGTAGCACTGCATCTGTGTAAGGCACAAACATAATTTCTCCTGAACAATTAAAGCCTCAATTAAGAGGCTCATAGATAATCGGACTACCTTGGTGATCTACCTTTAGTTTATTCAAAAGTTTTAGTTTGTTCAGTTGTTCCATAGCTTCATTCCTTTCTTTGATAAGATCGTCCTTTTCTAAAATTAAATTCAGGTTTCTGATTACCGTGTGTACGATTATAAATATCTGAACAGCTATTACAAAAATTAGTGTACCAATCATTTACAACCTCCACTCAAATAAGCTTTAGGATTCAAACAGCCTTTACCGTAATTCTTCTCACAATCACATACACAGCCTGAATGTGCTTCCTTAAACAGTGGAAGATTTTCACCTTCTAGCCAATCCTTTAAGCTATATTGCTTCTCAGACAACACAACAGACCCCTCTTCTTGAAAATGTTTTACAATACTCATTCTTTACTTACTCCCTCAACCATCGGCTGAAAATCACATTTACAATATTTACAAAAGAACGGATCACCCACCTCTACTTGGCTTCCATTCATATATTTCCAATCTTGTGCAATCAAAGCATTCCCATGTTTTGGCTTAGGATCTATTTCTGTTTGAAAAGCTTTCTCATTACAGTACGAGCAATGTAAATACCACATCCTAAATCCTCACACTCTGCGGACCTTGCCATTCATTACACACTTTAACAATCTTCCCTTGACAGAACAATACAGCCAAATCATCTACAACCCATGCTTCAATTGTAAATGTTGTCATTGCTTGTCCTGCAATCTTACCCTTAAATGGACCTGCTGTACTGCCAAATACTTGTGGGTATGCCCAGTATTCGAAATAACAAGCAGGAGGAATGGTAAAGTGCTCTCCAAATTTGGCATTCAAAGCTTCCCAAGCTCGTTCTTTAGTTACTGATGACTCAATTTGACGATCCATTGTCTAGCTCCTTTTATTTTATAATCTTCAAGGTCTTTTGAAAGACAGGCTCTTTTCCTTTTGCAGTCCACATCTCAGTTTCAGCATCAACTAAATAATCATGTGGGGTTCCTGATACATCTTTCCAAAACCAAAGGAAAACTTTCTTTTGCACAAACAATGGTTCGTCGCCATCTTCTAGCTTACGAACTACAATACGATACATTTACTTCTCCCATACATAAGTTGCAGGATATACACCACGACCAGCTTCTTCTACAAATACATAAAGGCAACTATTAAAAGAATGCTTACTTATAGGCACCGTCTTACATAGTTTGTGCTGAGGTTTGGTGTAGTCTTCGATGTCAATCCCATACTCAATAAGCGCTTGTTTAAATTCTTCGTCTGACCAATGGCCTTTACTCCGGTAGATACGTTGATCTTCTGTGTGTACAGCTTCGATTTCAAGTTTATACTTTTTCATTTACACGCTCCTCAATCATCTCCCAAACCTTTTCATATTCAGGCCAATCAGATTCTACTACAACACAATCACGCAGTGTTGGAAGTTCTCTTTGCACCCTTTCAAGAAGTTCAAGCTGTTCTTTGTCTAGGTGGCTTACTTTGAACACAATGTAACGCCCTTCTCGTACAAATTTACTCATTTCAACCTCTCCATATGCTTTTGATAATCAATTACACCATCAAAGAATTCATTCTCTGCGAACACTATCTGTCTTGGCTTTTCCTCACCAGCAATACCATTCTTATGGACATATTCCCACGTTAAGCTTTGTTCTTCATAATTACCACCTTTAAACACCCAACCAATCTCTTTCTGCTCTTCAGCGAACAAGACGCCTTTCATGTATTCTGATCGTTCGTGTTTAGGCATTATTCATCCCAGCCTCTGTAGTCACAGCAACACTCTCCGCTATAATGCGCATGGCAATAACAAACATCGTCAATCAAAGCTGTTCCGTTGCAAGCTCCACAGATTTCAAAAGCCCCACCTTCAATGTACTGATAGTATCCGGGCTTTGTTTCGTATCCTTCCCACTCCTTTGTGCACCAGTCACAATCTCGTTGTCTATATTTCATCCATTTTCCTCCATTCATCCCAACTAATTTCTTTATCCCAAGAAGCTTGTGTACTGCTTGTATTCAAGCTCCCTATCTTATACCAAACACTTCCATCATCAAGAATATCTGTTTGCAAATGCATTGTCAAGGACAGGCGTTCAGATTTTTCTTTCTGTTCCTTTGTTTGGAATTTAAGAATGTTTGTCATAGTTTATTATTCATAAACGTATCATAAACTAAAGCTATCCCTATAACTATCGCTACAATAATCCCAACTGTTAGTCCTAAAAAGAACATTATTTCTTCTCCTTAACTTCTTTGTAATCTTTCAACATGCTGCACTTAGGGAAATCACACAACATTCCGTCCACATGACTACACCCCAATTCCCTGTATAGTTGACAAGACTTTACAGGATCATTGCTTGTTTTGAAAATAATCAAAATTAAAACTCCTCTTTATTGCATCTTCAACAGTCAGCACTTGGATATCTTTTAGGAACTGTTGCATCCGTTCCCTTCGGTCAGCAAGCTGTTTCTTTTGTTCTTCTGTGCCCCATTCTTCAATAAACTCATCACTAGTCCACGGATCGTAACTCATATGTATCTTTTCCTCACGTTTTAGACTATAAAGAATCGACTTAACTCCTAAGACATAGGGTAGCCTACATTCTAAGAGAAGTCGATTCTTTTAGCGTTATTTCCTATGAATATACAAGCTTTTCATCTCATTAAACAATGGCTGCATGAATTCTTTTGCAAGCTCTGCACAAACCCTCTCGTAAACAGATGTAATAAGATCCTCCTCTGTCTGTACATCCAAGGAGTTTATTTTAATATCAAACCTGTGAGATTTTCCATTTAGTGTAAATTTAGAAATGAACAGCCTTGCTTGTTCATAGTTATTCTCTACTACAGCGCACTTCATTTGTAAATGGTTATTGCTTGTACTGAATTGACTTACGATGTTATCTAAAGCCTTCTTCTGCATTTCGTTGAGCAGTTTTACGCTTTCATCCGTAGGTGCTCGGTACTCTTTGACAATTACTTCACGAGTTACTTGCTCTGTACGGTTAACATAGGTATCGAACATTCTCAATCCTCCTCATATTCAACAGGATCTGTCTGTAATTCATGCCAATACTCAAGGAACAGCCCACAGAAAGCTCGTGCATTCTCTCTAGGATTCAGTTTAGCAAGCTGTAATAGATTTTTGCAACCACAAGATTCAGCATATTCTTGTACATCAGCACCAACAGCTTTCATCATACGTTTTACATATTTCAATTGATAGTTTGGAATATGCTTCTGAGGAAGTTTGACTTCGTATAAGGAAGCAAGGCGTTTCCACTCCTTCTCATCCTCTCCCCAATCCATATCCAGGTTTTCAGTGGCCCATTTAATTTTCTCTTGTCGTGCAATACGACCTTGTTCTAAGTACAACTGACGTTGCTCTGGTGTAATGTCAGCTAACATACTTAAGCCTCGAAAATAAGATATCCAAACACATTACCTAATACCCCTCCAATAATGTGTGCGATTAGTAATGCAAATGGCGCCCCTGAAATTGCCAAGAACGCTACCCACAAAATAAGTAAAACATTCATTGACAGAACAATTATCATCCTTTCTTCTCCTTCTTATCATGCAAATCAAGCAAAATTAAAAACACAGCAGCCATACCTAGCAATGTGCCAAAAACAATATACCACCAACTGTTTAGCAAGAACACTAACGCAATTAGATAAACAATCCCTGACACTAATGTAAATAATAAGAATCCAAGAACTGTTAGGATAAGAAGTCCTAGCCAAAAATTAATGCTTTTAAATTCAGTCATTCTTATAACTCCTCATTGGTGGAGGTGCGGGAGGCGCTTTTGGTCTGTTATTACGGATATTCTCCCACATAACACCTAGGTTATCATTGCAGTGGGATTTTGAACAACTACACGATCCACAACTGTAAGACCATTGACCTTGGAATGCAACAAATCGATAACCATTCTCTCTACGAAACTCTTTCTTACAGAATAAACACTCTTGCCATGCAAATAAACCGTAATGCTTGTAGATTTGTCCATCGAGAGTGTATTTTGTAGTTTCTGATTCTCTTTTCATATCACTATCCCATTCTTCCTATAACAAAGCTCTAAGATATATCTGTTAATCGTGTGCCCCTGCTCAAGATTCAAAAGAATTCCTTCTCTAGCCTTCTCTTCCATTAATTCTACAGTAATCGTAGCTGCTTTCCTAGCACATTCTTCTAGTATTTGTGTTTGCCAGATTTGGTACTGTGTGCCTGATCCGTTTAGACGTGGTTACTGGTGTGCATTATGTGTACAAGCTGTTAAAGCAATTATGAAAGAGAAAGCTATGAGGGTTTTCACATTATCTGCTCCTAGATGCTACTTCGTCTTGATGTTTGTACAGTGCTTCTTCTTTCTGTCGATTCAACATCTCTTTTAGCTCTTCACGAGTCATAGATTTGTTGCTGCTTTGCTTGATTTCCATTGTTTAATAATCTCCTGTTCAAGTTCTGGTTCACCCCAGCAATGTTCATCTGGGATATCTAAAATACGAACTGTAATTTCTAAATCACGAATTAGGTTTTGTTCTTCCTCATCCAAGTCAAACCAATTGTCGTGGTTTACAAAAACAATTTCATCTGCCCAAAGAATAAGAGCTTCAGTGATAGGGATTAGTGCAAATTCCTTACAATTACCACAAGCCCTTGTGTTGAAGCCAAATTCTTTGTGAAGGATATTCGCCGTTGTGGGAGAACGTAAGAGACCTGCTGAACACACGGCCAGCACACGTTTAGCCTTTGTCTGAAATTGGTTTGATAGATTCCCCAGCTGATTTCTTGTTCCTTTAATCATTCGCTCTTCTCCTTAAATTCAGAACATTTCACTTCTTTAACTTTATCGTCTTTGAAAACGTGAATCACTTGCATTGTACTGAAAGGAAGCTTACTACAATTCTCCAAAGCTTTCTCGCAAACACAACACATAAATCCTCTAGGGATGTGTGTAATTTCCATACTTCCCTCAACTCAAATAGTAAACAGGTAGTCCACGTTGCACAAGACTGATGATACTCTGCCTTCCGCTACTTGTCACGATTTCATTATTACGCGCTCGATAAATAGCGTCTTGGAAATATACTGAATTTATCTTGTCAAGGATAATTAGACCATCAATGTAAAGTTCAGGTTTATTGTTAATGTTTGTCAGGCGGATTTGTTTTAAATTATCGGTTGTCATTCTTCATTTTCTCCATTCGTGCTTCATACTCTTCAATAGTCTCTACCCAAACCTTATTCCCGCACATATCTAGGATAGCACCCCGTGCATTCTCTTGCGCATTGACAATGATTCTACGGTAGTATTCAAAAATCTCCTTACGCTCTTCGTCTGTAGGGTTGTCATATTCTGGTACAAGTTTTAACTCAATCATTACAAAAGCCTCTCGAAGTTCACTTCCCATTTGTAACCGTATCAGTCTTTTACCTTAACAGATGTATTCCCTATAGACAAGGTACCAAGTGGTTTATATAACCACAGGATTTCGGCAATTTCTTTCTTCTTACCGCCCCTAACATACAGCTTAAAGCTTAGAGGTGGTAGTCCTTTCTTTTTATCGTAAACACAACTCCTGTTTTCTGTTATGTGAACGAAGTCCACTCCCTCTAATTGTAAAATATTTTGTTCAAGCTCTTCAATCATTTCAAGAAATCCTCTGCAAGCTTCTGCTTCTGTTCTTCTGTAAGATAGTCAGCACGATTAACAACACCTAATGCCTTACGAAGTCCAAGAAAATAGTTCTCTGTAGCTTTGTGTTCTGCTTGTTTAATCTTTTCTCTGTATTCACGTTCAGTAGATGGCATCATGATCAATCCTCCAAAAATTGCTCGAAATAAAACGGTGCCATAAATTCGACAAGATTTTTCTGCACCTTCAAAACACCATTCTTTGTTTGCTGCAAAGATACACGAGATACAATTTTACGAGATTGGCTTTTCTCGTATTCGTATGGAGAAAGCTTGAACACAGAATCTACGTTTGGCTTTACAACCAAAAAATCTGAGTTAAAACCCTTGAAATAGTAGATAGGGTAGTACAACTTTGATTCTTCCCCGTACATCCACTCGGTGTTATGAAGCTCGATTGCTGTACGCATACTGATAAAACGTTCACCAGTCTTTACAGGGTAAGCAAATTCATACCGTTTACCGTCCTTGGTACGTTTATATCCCAACTCTACAAGAAAAGCATCAACACTTTGGGTTTGCAGAATCTTAGTATCTTTAATTTCTACTTGCTCTTTCATGAACTCATGCCTCTTAATTTTGCTAAATTCTTTTTCAAGTTTAGTAATATCAATCTTGTCACGGATTCCGTCTAGGTTAATCACAATCTACTCCATGTTGTGTAAAGCGATTGAGTCACCAGCAAAGTATAGCTCAAGCTTGGCTGATTCTTCAAGCTCTAATTCATATTGTAAATCAGAAATAAGCTTCTTACAAAGCTGAACACATTCATTAATCTCTTTCCCACCATAAAGCTTGTGGTGATGTTCTGGCTGATAACTCGCCCACTCAATCATTTGCTTTTGAATGCGTATAAGAGCTTCGTAACGTTGTTGTGTGTTCATTTTGGTTCGTCCTCTGTAAGCATGTCTCGAATATCGTTGCACGTAATGTATTTCCCGAGAGTTCGGACATATTCAGAATACCCCTCTTCGGGATTCACTACACCAATTTCAATCCCTGTGCTACCAATCTCAAAATCTGCTTCATATTCAGCCATCAGACATGATAATTTGTTTAGAAAGTCTTTGGTTGTTTGGTTCATTCTTTCTCCTTAGCTTTCTTGATAACGTCCTCTAGTTGAGTCTTGATAAGAATCAATTCTCCTAGACTGGGAATATCTAGCTTGCTCGCCACTCTTTCAGCTTTACGACAAGCTCTATCTACGTTCAATAGTATTGACTCTAGGTCTTTTAAAATAGCCTTACGACTCGCCACCTTATTCTCCTTTCCATACTACATCATAATTACCAATTACATCTGATAGCTTTCTCACATAATCATAATAATCTTTCATTACATGCAGGAAAATACCATCACTAGTCATCACAACAAAGCAGTCCTTTGAAGGCTTATATTTTACACCGTTTTGATAGATTGTAAATTTCTTCCTCACTTTCTAGTTCCTCCTCTAGTTTATTAATCTTCTTTTGTAGAGAATTAATTAAATACCTTTTCTCTATGTTCCTAATAACAGCTTCAGCGTGCATAGGAGAATCATATCTCGCTAAATTGATCCTAATCCAGTTTGCTTCCCATTCCAATTTCTTTCCTCCAATAAAAATAGCCCTTACTCACAGTGTTAATAGTACACCAAGAATAAAGGCTATGCAAGAATTTGTTAATTGATTTTCTCTATTTCTAGACCAGCAGCGATTAAATGCTTCAATCCTTCGTCTGACCTATACGTGTGCTTGTAAACGAATTTGGTAATACCAGCATCGACAATGTCAATCGCACAGAATTTACAACAGGCATGCGTACAGAAGAGTGTTGCACCAACAGCAGACTCGTTGGATCGAATAAGCCCCATTAAAGCATTTTTCTCACTGTGCCTCACTTCTGGCTTTGTTACATTCTGCTCATCTTCCAAGGGTCCATCTAAGTGTTCAGGAAGTGCGTTATAACCCGTGCTAATGATATTATTTTTCTTCACTATCACACTTCCAACTTTTAACCTAACACCGCACGACGCACGAGCTAAAGCTTCCGCTATCTCCATATACATTTTCTTGTGTTTTTCTTTCATTAATCTATACCATGGAATTCACTATAGTTAAACTTTTCTTTCATAGCAATCCTCCATTCTCTAGCCAAAGCAAGCGCTTCTTCCAAGGAATATTTATTCAATGAGAAGTTCTTAGTATATCTCTTACCATTATCTGAAATGTGAGCTTTCAGTGTTTCAATGCCCTTATTTAGCGTGATATAAGTCCCATCAACACCTGTATTATTGTTCTTATATTTCTTTTTATTCTTAGGTTGTTCTTGCTTAGTTGCCCAACGACAATTCTCTTTACAGTAGTTACCAGAAGGATCAACCCTTTCTAGGGTAAGGTCATCCGCATACCCATCCTGCATGTCTGCCCAAAATCCTTCAAACTTTTCCCAAGAAGCTTGGTATGTAATACCTTTATCACCGTAAAACTCAAAACCGGCTCTGTCTGGATTTTTGCATCGACGTTTCATGTCGGTCCAGATTACCCAAGGTCTGCTATGCGACATACCGTGCTTTAGATTTACACCTTTTGTACCTGCCATTAGAAGCCCCTAGCTCAATACGATGAGGCTAACAAAAGCTAAAGGATCGCTTTCAGAAGCTCCTAGAGAATCTTCCATTTGCCTAATATCTCGATAGTCGCTTAAACAATCCCAAAATTGATAATCTTCAATATCAACACCCTCATCAATCGAAACGTCTTTTATTGAAACAGTCTCATTACCACCAGATAGCGGATTCCAGTAACGTAAGGTGCAAACCCCTTCTGGATCAAACATGCTTAGCTTTTTGATTAGGTCTTTGTTACGCATTAAATCTCTCCTTAATAAGTTTTCTTCAAATGGCTTGCCGTACCCCGTCGACTGGTGGTGCCTCCGGCTGTATACTCACCGGAACCAGTCCCTTGTTTTACTTGCTTGACTGAATAAAATCCCTTACCGAACGTATCATCTGCGAACCGCTGTGCAGTAAGTCTATCACGAGTATGAATAAAAAGTAAATCACCAGTTGCAAGTTGAATCATAAACTTTGAAGGTTGATTATAAACAAATTGACCTGATTCGTCATCATAAATTTCAATTTCAGATTCTTTAACTAGGGTGGTCTTAATTTCTTTAGACATAATATCTCCTTTCAATCAAGTGTGCCCTGAATTCTAAGCGACACACTATCTTCTGTCAACTGGTTTTATTCTTCAATACCACCAGAAATTACTTTTTCGTTTTTAATTACTCGGACTTTAGGCTCTTTTGGCTTTACCGGTTTCTTTTTTGCTTCCTTTCGATCACGTTCAGCAAGAGCTTTGGTCACACCTTCCTCTACAGCCTTTTGGATAATATCCTCAAGAGTTGGAACTTCGAAATCTTCTTCCTCTTCAAGTAGAGCCATATTCTCAGGGCTACGAGGGCATTCAGGCGACCCGCAATCACAAGGAAGAGAATTACGATATTCAAGGAAACTTTTCATACGTTCTTCTAGTTCTTTTGCACCAAACCAGAATTCTTTCCCCTCGTTGCACTGAATTAGCTCTTCATCGCTGAGTAGCCCCTTGTACGTCGAGTTAATTTCTTCTTCAAGTTGTTTTACACCGAACTCTGTCTGACTCTTAACGTCAGGATTTTTACCGATTGATCCCCAGAATGCGCAATGCACCATGAATTGAATATGTTCAGCCCATGCATGATGGTGCGCCGCCAAGAAGATTCCTGTTGCAGCGCTCATACAGAAATACTCAATATAAGCAACTACGGTACCTTGACATTCTTGAATCGCGTTGACAATCATTCGTTCACTTGCTACAGATCCACCTCGGCTGTTGATTCGGATCAGCACCTCGTCTTGCGGCGAACAGGAACGAAGCAGGTTGCAAAGATCCACGTAGTTATCTGGCTCTGTCACATCACCAGTGAGATAGTAAGTGTGTTGTTGACCACGAACTTCGGTAGTAAAGGTTTTTGAACCTAGTGGTTGTAGCATTGGCATCATAAATTCTTCTGACATATTGTTACTCCTTGATAAAACCATAATATTTTAGTTCAGCTTCTTCACGCACAAAACAAGCAAGTTCAAAATCATCATAGTAGCCTAGTCGAATAGTTTTACCATTCTGGTGTATCCTAACCTCCCATTTTGATTTTTCCTTATTCCAATTTACACCAGATTTACCTGAAGTATTATTTTTCTTTTTCCTCTGGTCGAAAGCTTGTAAACTTAGATCAGCCCATTCACACGTTTCTTTAGAGTAAATCTTAGCACCGTTGATCCTGTTAATTGTCTTACCTTCGGGACGTTCTCCCATATCTTCTAAGAAATTGTCGAAGCTGCCACCTTTTCTAGTATCCCATCTCTCACAAACTTCTACATCACCGTGCCATTCTGCATATTCATCATATCTTGTACGGCAGCATAGTTTTACCCATGAACGATAAGTAGGTGTGTTGTACATTCCATGACTTTTCAGTTTTCTAGGCTGACAACCACAATCTGTTTTACCCGAATGGATTAGTCGAGGTGACGGCAGTGAAATTTGATTACCACAATCACATATGCAGTTCCAAATAATACTACCGCTTTTGTGTTTCTCTTCGGACCGACTCTCTACTAATAGCATTCCGAATCTTTCATTAGTTAAATCTCTCAAATCTACTCCTTAACCTCTGATGCAGGCCCTTCCTGTTCAAAGATTTCCACAAACGCCTTTGTAAGACCCGAGCGCACAATATCCGCTGGTGTAAATTCTACCACAGAACAACCTTCAAGAGAATGCTTTTTAATCAAATTTGCAAGATAGACAATACCCGAGATACCTTTTACATCTCGTTGCTTATCGTCCCCACAAAAAGCCACCTGTGAACCAGTCTCCAAGCGCGTAACAATCGAACGAACTTCCTCGACTGTTAGGTTCTGCGATTCATCCACCAACAGATAAGTTCCTGCTGGAAAACTCATGCCTCTTATCGCTTCAAGGGGTTGAATTTTAATGGTTTTCATAAACTCCGCTTGATATTTAGCATCACCAATCCTTTCTTTAATCGTGTTCAGAATTGGTGCAACAAACGGCAGAAGTTTTTCCTCCACAGTACCAGGCCAAAAACCTGTACTGTTGCCCATAGTCACGTAAGCACGAGCCACAATAATCTGCTTAATCTCACCTTTTAGGTATTTGTTAGCGGCTACAGCAGCAGCACACCAAGTTTTCCCTGAACCTGCACTTCCTTTCCCTACTGATACAGTATCGAATTGAAGACTGTGCAGATACTTCTTTTGGTTCTCGTTCTTTGCGACGATTGGTTTAGCCTTGTGTTCCTCTTCAAACTTTTCTTTCACTTCTGGTTTACCCCTACCAGTTGCTTCTTTCTTTTTCCGTGTATTATTTCGAGGAACAAACACTTCTTCGTCGTTAACCACAACTAGATGACCACGGCTGCTACCCATATTTTGATTCCTTATTTAATAAACTCTTTAGCAATTTCTTCAAAAACAATACGTTCTGGAAGATTACCACGAAGCACATTCAGATGTTCAAAACCCTTGGGTTGGAAACCAAATCCATCTCCCTCACCAAGTACATAAACCATAGTATCTTTCTTAATGTCAGTCAAGTTGTTTACACCAAAGAACAAGAGAAGTTGACGGATCATTTCACAACCATAAGCAGTACCCTCACGTTCACGCTTTTCTTCATTCCATTCATCAAGTACAATACCACCTACACCTTGAGAACAACCTTCCTCATAGTCTACAAACACCCAGAAATTCAGAATACCACGTTCTTGAATCTCAAACCCTGCTTTACTCACTCGTGCTAGCTTTTTAATCATTCTTTTCTCCTTAAATATTATAGCCTTGCAGAATCATTGTTTCATAAATCTTGCTTGCCGTCAACCCTTAACTAAACAAAAACATCACACCTGCTACAAGTAGTCCTAGCAAAAGCACACCTACAGCAAGACCTACTACGAATAGGGCACCACACAACACAGCATCTATAATGTTCCCCTCCGATTTCCAACCAAATATCACACCAGCTATGAAGGCTACAAGCAGTACCAGCACACAAGCTTTACCTACTAACAATTCACTTTCATTTACTGGATCTGGGTTCAATCTTTGAACACAACCCGCATAATGCTTCTGTTCAGCAACCGACGCTATTTTACTATCAAATCCTTGAACATAAAGTTTACATTCCTCTGTTCGTCTAGCTGATTCTCTTGCATTATTTGCTGCTATGATTGCTGTCATCGCCATCAGTTCAATTCCCCCTCTTTCGGATGTAAAACAAATTCAAGAAGCTTAGCAATGTCTTGTGTCATTGACATACTTGCCTCACTTATTGCTGTACAATAGTTCAAATAATCGTCAGTTGCAAGGAATTCTTCAACTTTATTGTACGTATTCCTATCAATCCTAGCGTCCAATTCTTTCTGAAACTTTACGTTCAGTGTATCATAGCTTATTTGTTGAAGACAATACAAGATTTCTGGACTATCGCGGTATAACGTTAACATAGCATGTTTGAGGACGTTACTCATTTAATTAACCCCTTTTGTCATATCAGTCTTCCAAACTATCAGTTAGAAAGAGGATAGGTTCATCTTCTTCTGTAAATGTGTACGAATAGTTAGCCCTACATTCACCTTCAACAGTCCAAACCCCGTCAATCCTAGTCGCATCACCCCAAGCTTTGAATCCGTAAGGTTCGCCATTATCGTCGATGCCGTAGAAAATCTGACCATGTTTAATCTCTTTAATTTTTAGCATTTTAATTTACCTTTTGATTAGTTTTGTTTATCAGACGATTTATACCAAAGATCCGTTTCTGCTGATGTTGTAATTCGAAGACCATAATCTTGATAACCATTAGGATTCTTCTCATTATCTTGTTCCCAATGTTCTACATTTTCATAGTGTTCAAAGAATGTAATAGTCCCTTCTTCATGATTATAAATTTCGTAAACTACGTGGTGTCTTGTGTACATTTTCACTCCCCTTCTAGTAAATCAGGCTGGTCGTAGACCAAGACACCCCAAGTAGCACCAGTATACATCCAATAAAGCAAAGCTGCAAGTACCAATGGCCAAATAATCAGGTTCATTACAAGAAATAGCGTATGAACGACAGCCAACATCGTATTTTCATCTGCTAATTTCCAGGTTTCGTCTGCGAAACCGCCCTTTTCAATCTCTTCCTTGTCCATTTGCTCAAACAACTCTTGAATGCAATGGGATAAACCTCCTTGTTCCTCTGTGATGCGATAGAGGAAGGATTTGAGTAGATAGAAACTGCAAACACCACAGATTAGCCAAGCTAGAATGTAAATCAAACCATGGTCCCTCCATTAATTTCATAAAAATTTATGATCTTGTCTTCGTTCATTATTTTTTACCCATATATGGAACAAGTACAAATCGAGTATCTTTAAATATCCCTTCTTGATAAACTTCGTCTTGCTCAAGGAAGAATTGTCGTGCATCTTGTACTGTCTCAAACTCAAGATGGGTGATGCCTTTAAAACCACGACCCCATTCTTCGTCTAGATTATCTGACTGACGATCCACCATTACCAAGCTTGCAAATTTACCACTCATTTCCAAAGCTCCTCTTCTACTTCTATTTGATGTTGTTTAGTGTCTAGGTAATCTTGCCAAGCTTCCTCGACTGTCTTACCTAGACCGCATAAAGTATAACCGTATTCCGTTTCTTGCACAACCTCATAACCTGGAACTGGCGTGTGACCTTCAATTTTATCGGGTTCGAAGTAAACAATACACTTGACTTTTCTAATCTTAGGTTTCATTTACGCTGCCCATCTACAAATTCTTGTGTGCGTTCTAGAATATTTGCACGCAACCCATCACCTTTCAAGCGGTTATCCATTACTTTGGCAATTGCTTTGTATCGTTTGTCAAGAACACGAAGACTGCTAACAATTACTTTATTGATTTCAATCATCTGTTTGACTAGATAACCTTCCAGTGGTTCTTGTTCATCATCAATCCATTCACGGTAATCATTCTCAGAGTCCCAGATGAAGTGCCCCATATATTTAACGAAGTCACCAATAGGTGTAGTTGTGTATTCAAGGTAACGGAAGTAGTCAGTCTCAGATATAGGGTCGTTGAACAGTTTCTCGTTAATCTCATTTACAACTTTTTGTACGTCGCTCATTTCTTCTCTCCTTTAAAAGTACGATAGTATGCTAATTTTAACAGGTTTTCAATATCTTTTGTTGTCAGTAGGTCAGACCATTTCATTTAAGATTCTCCAAAGCTACTGCTGCATTGTAAGCTTCGTTCAATGCCTGCACAAGGTACTCTAGTTGACGAATCTTGTCGTAAGCTGAGTAGTCCTCATTATCTCCATAATTGTATTCAGCCATGTGAAGACGATATTGAGCTGACTCCATCATGATCTTAATCTGTTCTTTCATTAAAATCTCCTCTTTTACTCGTGTTTTACAGCCTAAATAAACGACTTCTCTTGTTTTCCATCCTACCCCACTGCTTAGGTGTTTGCACGATTTATTTAGGTTGTTTTTCCCTATTACTCTCTTCTATTTCCTTCAATGTGTCAAGCTGACTTTGGGTAGCTTTCTCCATAACTTCTTGGTAAACCTTACGTTTCTCTTCCTCTGTTGCATTACGAAAGAATTCTGAGAAGGCTGAATCTTTAGTCTCTGTCATATCATTTCTCCCTATTCACAAAATCCTGCGGAGTTTTCCCAAGAATGTAATATTCTCGCATCATGATTGAGTATAGATCAGCGTCCAGTGGATTGGAATTTCCAGATTCCAACATCATTGATTTTACTTGTTCTACAAACCAAGCCCAACCATTCGGTGTATTAGATACTGTTTTCATGATTTAACATCCTCAAAGTTTATCCAAAGGGACTTCAATACCTGCTTTATCGTATAAAGAAAGCTCAAACATCTTCTCGCAGGTAAAGATCATGCTCCTAATCTTGCTAGCACCATATCCGAGTAGTTTAGGTGAATGTGGTAGGTGGTCTTTTGAGGTGTCAATTGGACTACCATACCCCTCATCAATACCGAACCACTGCTTCAATTTCTGAACATGATCGTAATGCATACCATAGATACCGTTACCTTTACCCCAAGACTCAAGGAAAAATATTGTTTTTCCTGTATTACTGGCGAATTGTACTTCTTTCAGAGTAGACTCCCCGATATATGCAAACGGATTAATCACAAAGATAGCCTCAGAATTTGCAATCTTATCTAAATGCACTTGATCAAGAGTTTTCTTCTCTTCTTCTGAGTACCAGTCTTTACCCTTCTCCTTTTGGCTAGGATAAACACTTAAGGTGTAAACCGTATGTCCTGCAAGGGACAACATTTCATTCCAAAACTTGAAATACTCTTCAAAACGCGCACTACCGCACAATGTAATTTTCATTTATCCATCACTCCCAATTGAAGATACATTTGTCCACCACTGTCTGTTGTAAGCTCATAATGTTCACCATAAGCCCATTTGTCGCCTTGATTACCTTCTTTACACTCAGTAGTAAACTCATCCACGTCACAGTAACCACTTTGTTCGTAGTAATTATTGCTTCTGTAGTGAGAAAGCACTTGTACAATAGCATCTTGTGGAAGGGTTTGCAAGAATTCGATAAATTGTTTGATGTTCATTTCATTTCTCCTCTTCATAAGTGTCATATTCAATACAGAAATCTTCATAGTCATAGCTGTCAAGCCATTGGTCTTGTACAGATGAGCAGTCGCCGCTAGGTACAATACGATGATACCATTCTTCCCAAGCCTTTTGATACAGATTTTGCAATTCTTTCTTATTCATAAAACACCTCCATTCGTTTGTTGATGGTGTCATTCTATCACGGGGAATCCAGAATGCAACATTTATTTTTATGAATTTTTAGCTTGACGTGGATGAAAAAGCAGGTAGAATGATAGGACAAGGCAGCTTAGAGAGCTAGCTAGAATTGATCAAAAAATGAACTATGAGAAGTGAAACTCCTCTGTAGCCCTTATGCTACGTGGGGTGTAGGCTTTCGTGTTAGACAATACACCATATGTCTTATCACTCTACTATCTTACTAATAACAATACATCTCTCTTGAGGATACAATGATTTATGAACTAAGTAATATGAGTACACTAGATAGACATGGGATATCCTTAAGCTGTTCCAATACCTATCTACACTACCATCAGTCTGATTACTACCAACACATCACTGACTCTCTCTTAACTCACACAGAAGGAGAATGGAGCATTGCTGTTAAGTGGTTCGTATCTAATATGGCAAGAGCTATTAATAACAAAGCAGAAGGAATGAGAGTATCCTTAGATCCTGGTTATTACACGGGTAACAAAGCTAAGATTGGGTATAGAGGTGTTAAAGCTCTCCTTCAATTCTTGGAAGAGAAGGCGTATATCCATATCTATAAAGGATTTGTTGACTCTTGGAGATATGAGAACGGTAAGAGAGTCCCTGAGTATGTGATTTCATCTTGTGTGATTTTCAGAAAGAGGCTTACAGACCTTTGGTCATCCATTCCCCCTGTTGACTTGTTTACTGAGTGCCGCGTAGATGATTCAGTACAAGTGAGGAATCGTAAAACGGGAGATGAACTAGGTACTCGCGGTAAAATCGGAATTAAAGAGGCAAGAGAAAAGATGGATACGTATAACTCAAGTTTAAAAGAAGCAGATATTAAATACAATGGTAAGCAGATTGCAACTGTTGAATACAAACGTGTATTCTTAGATACAATGCATGTAGCTGGTCGTATCTATGCTGCTGGTGGAGGTGTTCAATTACTTCCTCAACGTCTACGTAATGAATATCTCACAATTGATGGTGAACCTGTTGTTGAACTGGATTTCAGTGCTATACATCCTAATATTTGTTATCAGATGCTATTGAAGGATGGGATGAATGTTTACGATTTATTCGGGGAAGGTTTCAATCCGTATGATGCAGACTTGTCATTTGTGCAGGTAGATCAATTTGAGATTGAAAAACAATCAAAGCTGATTGGAAAGCCATACAATCCTTTGCGTAATCTTGCAAAGCTTGCTATACTGATCGGTATCAACTCTGTAGATGAAGCACAAGCTGTTGGTGCTATGAGCGGTAAAGTGAGGGATGATGCTAAAAAGAAAGAGCAAGAAGAAAAGCTGTTTGTAGGTGTCGTAGGCACAATTCCTGTCAAAAGGATTTTGTCTGCAATCAAAGAACACAACGACTTGATTTCTGAAAGCTTCTACAAAGATAAAGGTGTTGTTCTTCAAAAGGTTGACTCCGATATTATGATGAACATTATTCAAACGATGGTGCAGAAGGATCATACAGTTTTGGTGTATCACGATAGTTGTTTGGTAAAAGCTTCTGCTGAACACGATCTTCGTGAGGCTATGTATTCAGCTTGGGAAGAAGTGTTAGGTGATAAGACATTTTGTAAGGTGGATAAGAAATAGTTAAAATTTATTAGCAAGCTACTTGTAATTTGAGACTTTCATGATATACTATGTGCTCTTAAGTTACAAGAGCTTTGGTAATTGTGGAAATAATCACAAGAAAAGAGGCCAAAGAGCTTGGGTTAGTTTTCTATTTTACTGGTGAAGCATGTATTAAAGGTCATATTTCAGATAGGTATGTTTCTACAAACAAATGTTGTGAATGTCTTGAAGAACATAAAGCTGAAAACTCATTCCAATGGGAAGAACGGGCTGAAAATAGAGTTGCCAAGAAAGAGAAAGCAAAAGAAGCTCTGCGGTTTATTAGAGAAACTTTATCAGAAGTTTCAGATACAGAAAAGACAGGTTTGTTGACGAACTACACCTTTGGTTCAGAAGATTTGGATATTTTACCAAGAACCAAAGAGATAGCTAAGGAACTCGATGAGCCTTTTTATGATACTAAATTACCATGTAAAAACAATCACCTTTCTAAACGATCTACTGAGACAGGACTTTGCGTTGCATGTGTAAAAGAAAACAAAGAAAATTACAAACCTTGGGCTAAGATTTACAGCCAGCTTAGACGTAAGCGTGAATTAGAAGCTGATGGCCATTTTAGTAATGCGGACATTCAACTCCTTTACATGAATCAAGAAGGTCAGTGTGTCTATTGTGATGCCTTGTTTGATAACACAGGTTATCATATTGACCACATAATGCCTTTGTGTAAGGGTGGAAGTCACTGGCCTGATAATTTACAGCTTTTGTGTCCAACATGCAATCGTAGTAAATCTGGTAAAGACCCAAATCAATATGAAAAAGGAATAGGATTTATCAGAAATGTCTAGATGTAAATGTTGCGACACGCCCTTAACAGGGATGGTTCGATATAAAAGCAATGATGAGTTTGAAGGTATGTACGTGGAAGAAGATATGTGTACGGCATGTATCTTCATTTCAGATAACTCTGAATATATTGATGTAAAGACCTATCAGTTTGGAGATATTACGGAATACGCACTAAATTTGATAGATTATAACGAAAATAGTTGACAATATAAATAAATAGTGTATAATGTCAGCACAGGAAAGCCGAAGAGGCTTCGGGAATTTAAAAGAGCAACACGGATATTACGTTCATACGCGGCGTAATACGTTGGCGAGTAGACCAGTCCTTCCAACAGGGATGCTAAATCCGAGCTACGACTACGAGAGCGGATACGATTTAGTAGTTCTACGAATTCACAGGGTGAGAGATAGTGTAGGTTTACACCAATTACACCGTAGCCTAGCAGACGCTAGGAATTCTGTTGGCCGAAAGGCAATTATAAAAATCAGAATGAGCTATCTGTGAAGACGCTCTGTTTGAAAGCTTATTTTGACCTTCGGTAAGTGAGTAGAATACGTCACATTCTGGTAAAGTCGTCCTAAAGAATACAGAAATGTAGGTAATTCCTTAACTCCTGATTTTATGACTTTAGGGTGCAATGAATTTACGGGACTATATCATAAAAGTAATGAACCGTCCTCATAAGACGAGATATGCAGATGCAATTTCTGCTGGTCCCACCACATATAACCCGTACCCCTCAAGAGGTCTTCTAAGCCTTTGACGTAAAACATGAGGATGGATCGTCACGGAGATCATTACTTCTACGGGTTGCCAAACATTACAGACGTAAGACCAGCAGTGAGCACCGTTGTGTATTAGGCGGCACTGGACTTTAATTAGTCATTGGACGGACAGAGGAATACACTCTCTGTTGGAAGCGGATATAGCTTAAAATGCTATATGTTCTGGACCCAGTCCCCTTGAGGGCGTAGCTAACAGAACGGTGCGACTTCCTCTGTAATACCTAAGTTTTAAATGACAGTGGGAAAGACTACAAACTAATAACACAATCTGCGGATTGTAATTTTAAATTTAAAAACTCTGTGGAGTTAAGTAAATATGATTGAAATTGAAGATTTAAATGTAACAGAAGAAAAGCCTTACGCCAAGGTTGAGTATAAAGTAAGACCAGTTACTCGTTATGTAGTGACGAAATACACACAATCGTCTCAGTCAACATCTAGCGAAAATCTTGGTGAGTTTCCTAATGTTGGTCGAGCTAATATGGTTGCACACAGCTTAGCTGAAACTGAACAGTTTTCTGATGAAGTGTATTATAAATTATTCAGTCACGAATACGACGAAACTGAGTATGAAAATAATGGTCTCATTAGAGTGTCTTCTTCACGCTAAAAAGTAAAATCCTCCTTAGTAATGCGTGAATGTTCAACTACAGATTCTCTCCTTGTTTGTAGTTGAACGCCTATTGGCTGTACGTTGTCTCTCCTCCTTCGTATAGCCGCTTCCAAGTCTATATGTGTCTTTCTCCTCTCATATAGACTTCTTTCTAAAGCCTATTCTCTGAGTAGTTTTTACAAAGAAAGTAAAGAATAATAAGAGGTATTTTTCATGGCAGCACCAGTCGGAAACAAACAAGGATTAAGTTCAAACCCTCAGAACCGAAATCAAAAAGGGATCAGAGGCAAGCGTATTCCTCGTTCAAAGCTAAAAGAATTAGCTAACGAACTGCTTGCTCGTGTTCCTAAAGCAATGGAAATCATTGATGCTGTTCTTGATGCAAAGCAAGACGAGAATGGTGATCCAATTGTTCAAGACAAAGACCAACTTCAAATCGCCCGATGGATTTGCGAGAGGGCTGTTACGACTCAAGCTGCTGTGTTGAACGAAGAGAAATCTCGCTATACTCTTAAGAAAGAGTTAGCTGAAGATAACAACGAAGAGGGAGAAAAGGAAGAAGTTGTTCCTGAAGTTCCCGTCAAGAGGTTTAGCTTGACGATGTTGGATGGTAGCAAGAAAGATTAAATAGTTTTGGCATTGTCGTATAGTGATCATTACCCGGCCTTTGTAACGCCGTGACTTCGGTTTGACTCCGAACTTTGCCTCCAGTATCAAGCTGCGTGCTTGGTATCTCACTTTGCCTAGTGAGTTTGCCTCTAGAACCAATCTAGAGGCCCTTATTCCTAATGCCCGTGTGGAAACGTGGCCGAAGTGACTTCACGTAAACGAGGTCTGTGGAGAGGCGAGCAGACTTTCGTGCTTGCAGGCTGATTGGCAGGAAGATAAGTGGCCTTCAGCACCTATTCTTAAATTGTTGTACAGAGCACTTTGATAAAGAGTGTTCGATAAAGCAATTTATATCTTATTCAATCATTTCGGAATTTAAAATGTCAAACAAATATATTGTACTAGTCACTGGAACCAAAGACAGTCTTGGTTTTGATTTTATGCGCAACGTTGTAGCTCTTGCTAATAAAGGTGCTGTTCTTCAAGAGGGTAAAGTTCCTTTCATGCGTTTCCCTCATCAAGCATTCATGTACTTTGAGACTGAAGAGCTTATGGAAAATACTCCGGGTTTCCAGTTCCAACGTATCCTTGAAGTGTACACTAAAGAACAACTTGAGGCCATGGAATGGGACGACATGAAACACGTAGTTCGTAGAGACACAGGTTTGACTGGACGCTCACGCGATCTACTAATCCGCCAATATCTAAAAGCTGTTGGACAAGAATCCTCTGAAGATTCTGAAGAAGCTAATTAATTTAAAATTATTTGTTATAAGTGGTTGCAAAATTAGCAACTTCGCATTATACTGTATAGACAGTTTAAGAAAGTATGTTGCTTCGGTGGCCTCTACTTTATTTAGTTACAAGCGTTCCGTAAATCCAAACATGAGGCTGTGGTAATACGGTTGGTGAGGTAGGGCGCTTACCTTTTCGAGCTTGTCGGGGGACACCCCGTTTTATTTAGCTAGAGTAAATTGTAGGGACTCCGCAATAAAATATGGAGTCTCTGAGCCAACTATACATAAAATAGTTAATAAAAGGGATCAAGATGAATCAAGACTTACCGGGACCTTGTAGTCAACGCCAGTTGATGTACGTCCAAAGTCAAGCTGATGTAACACTATATGGTGGTGAAATCTGCGCCTCCATTTAAAACTCTCTTAAACGGGGAAGCCCTAACAGGCAATGCTGAGGGTAATCCCGTGCCAATGTTTAAAGACAGTGCGTAGAGGCCATCGAAAACACACGTAAGTGGAAGTGAGTAGAGTAGGGGTCAAGCGATTCCCGAAACAGAGAGAATTCTTTTGAATTAAGAGTTGGTCCGACACTCAGGGAAACTTGAGAGAAGTTTAGCGAACTTCATAACAGTATTGGCAGCAGGCTCCGGTAAATCTGAAATCGGAGCCATTGACTTCCTTCAATACACAGACATTCCCAACTTTATTGGGGTAATGACTCGACGTACAACTCCACAGCTTATGGGTCCAGGTGGACTTCTATCTAAGTGCAAGCGTATATTTTCTAAAGCATATAAACCAGACGAATATCGTTGGTATGCTAAAGATAAGAAATTTGTTTTCTTCAAGTCCAAAGCTGAAATCTACATGAAGCACTTCGAAAACGATGATGCCGATGAAGACTGGCAAGGCGCTGAGGCAAATTTGTACTATGTAGATGAGGGCACGCAATTCACGCAGCATATGATTCAGTATATCATGTCTCGTATGCGTAACCCAAACTGCCCCGAAGTACAACCTAAGCTTAAAATTACGTGCAATCCTTCCTATGATCATTTTTTACGTAAATGGGTAGAACCTTATCTGCATGAAGATGGTACGCCAGACAGAACTAAGGATGGACTGCTTCGTTATTTTACTTTCCAAGATGGTGACTTTGTTTGGGGTGATTCTCCTGAAGAGATTGCAGAAGAGTATGGGGTACTTTTAGAGGATATTCTTTCTTTCACTTTTATCAGTGCCAACGTAACCGATAACCCAATCGTGCAACGAATTAACCCAAAGTACGTTGCGTGGTTAAAGGGTCTTAAGGGCGTAGAAAAGTCCAGGCTTTTAGACGGCAATTGGCTTGTTCGTGAATCTTCAAGCGGTTACTTCAAAAAAGAGTGGTGTAAGGCTACAAGCTTTGTAGATTTAAATATTATATCTTACTGTAGGGCTTGGGATATAGCTGGTTCTCTTCCGTCGGATGACCTGCCCAACCCCGATTGGACCTGTGGTGTTCTTATCGCGAAGACTAAAGATCAGAGGTATGTAGTCGTGGATGTGGTGAGATTCAGGGCTAGGTTTGGCGAAGTAATGCAAAAGATTATTGAGACTGCTAAATCAGATCCCCCGGAAACTCAGATTATTATTCCACAAGAGCCAGGACAAGCTGGTAAAGCTGCTGGTCAGATGATGATTAAGGATCTATTGGGTGAAGGTTTCGCTGCTCGCATGCGGCCCTCTAATAAATCAAAAGTGGTAAGGTTCCAGCCTTTTGCTGCTGCTGCTCAAGCAGGTCTTATTGACTACGTTGAGGCCCCTTGGAATGAAACCTATTTCTCAGAACTTGAAGGTTTTGATGGAACAAGAAGAGTAAAAGATGACCAAGTGGACGCCTCAAGTGATTCATTTATTACATTAGCTCAGAAAATTAACATTCCAAACTTCCTATCAGGGCTTCAAGGTTCTCAACTAAGCTTTGATAACCCATTTCAACGTGCAGGACAATAGAAACTAATATAAGGAAATAATTTTGAATTACTTAGATCTTTACAACAAACTTGTTTACTCAAGGCAGGCTAGAGGTCTGAACAAGAATAAATTAAATTTTTATACTGAGAAGCACCATATTGTCTTGAGAAGTATGGGTGGATCAAACAAGAAAGAAAACCTAGTGTTACTCACTTTGAGGGAACATTTCCTTGCCCATAAACTTTTGTGGAAGTCTAATAAGTCTTGTAAACAATACCAAAGAGCGTATTGGATTATGAGTAATAGCTATAAGACTACTTCAAGAGAATTTGAAAAGGCCCGAATAGTAGCCTCAACAGCTAATAAGGGCGCGGGCAATCCTTTCTTCGGTAAGAAGCATACAGAAGAAGCTAAGCTGAAAACTGGAGCTGCAAGCAAAGGCAGGAAACAATCTCCTGAGTCAATAGAGCGTACCCGTATGGCTAATCTTGGCGCAAAAAGATCAGAAACCGCAAGAAAGAATATGTCAAAAGCCGCTAGGAATAAGAATCTTGCTCCTTGGGAAACTTCTAAGGTAGTTGCAAGACCTTATCTAACATTGCTTTGGAAGAATGCACAAGTATTTTATGAAGTTTGGATTAACTCTGATAAACTGGGTGAGCGTAGATTCACTAAACTCTATAATGAGTTGTATTGTGATGAAGTCCCTAGAAGTTCAATTTTTACTATACTTAAGAAATTTAAGGAAGGTTGGATTCCTTGTCAAGATAGTAAGTGGGTAAAGTTTAATGAGGGGTAGTGATGGCTGAAGTTGAAATTGAGTCTTCAGAGGATGTTCAACTGTCCCCTGGAAATAACGATATCCCTGCTCTTACTCTAGGAGAGACAGGGTATGTGGGCCTCCTTACGTTAGGAGGTCAAATTCTAGAGGATTGCAGCCGGGAGCTAAGGTGGCCGATGGCCGGTGAAACTTACAAGAAAATGGCTAAAGACGGTGCTGTGGCACCTGCCCTTGAACTTGTTGAAATGATGATTGCTCGTGTACCTTGGGTTGTAAAAATCCCCGAAGGTTATGAAGATGAATTGAAAGATAAAGCTAATTTCCTACGCCAGTGTATGTACGATATGGAGGAGGATTGGCAATCTTTTATCAAACAAGTCGTAAGCTTTAATCGTTACGGTTTTTGTGTCATTGAAAAATGTTACAGATACAGAACGAGAGATAAAGGAAGTAAGTATAATGATGGACTGATTGGTATCAAGAAGCTACCTATCCGCTCCCAAGATTCTATTGACGGCTGGAAATGGAAAAACAAAGGACGTGAGCTTGCGGGACTTTATCAAAACGTAGTTGTACCTGGTCAACCAGAAGACTACCAAGGTTGGGACTTCGTTTACAGTGAAGAAACTCAGCGTAAGTTTATTCCTCGTAAAAAGTTCTTACTTTTCCGCAACAACCCATTAAAGAATTCTCCTACAGGGGTTAGCTCCTTAAATGGTTGCTGGCAGGCTTGGAAATATAAACAAGCTTATATGGAATCAGAGGCAATGAGAGTTGCACAGGATGTAAACGGATTCAAGATCCTTTACCTACCCCCTCAGTATATGAAGGCTGATGCAACAGAGCAGGATAAAGCAGTGTTTGAAGAGTATAAAAAGATTCTTGCAAACATTCATCAAGCTAAACAATCAGGCATCATTCTTCCATTAATCACAGACGATAACAATAATAAAATGTTTGAGTTTGAGGTTAAAAGTGTAACAGGACAATCGAGTTACGACACTAACGCAATTATTGCTCGTTATAATTCTGAAATTCTTACTTGCCTTTTCTCTGATTTCCTTTCACTTGGATCTAACGGTTCTGGTTCTTTCTCTCTTGCAGAAACTAAGATTTCTGTTATTGAAATGGCGATTGAAAGTAAACTGAACGAGATTAAGTCTCAGCTAAATCACGACCTAGTTCGCCAGTTATTTGAGCTAAACGGATTCTCTACTGATGTGATGCCAGAAATCACTTATGGTGAGATTAGCAAGCCTTCACTAGATGAAGTTAGTAAGTGGATTCAACGTGTTTCCGCTACTGGAAATCTCCCGCGCGTTAGAGAGACGATTAACTGGATCCTTGAAACTGCTGATATCCCTTATCGTATTCCTGTTGATATGTCCCAAGAAGAGTTAAATAGTTTACTTGGGGAAGATACTTCAAGAAGCGGTGACGGGATGGAGACTGGTCTAGGGAATGGAACTGGTTCTTCTTCAGGCGGTAGTGGCGATAGCTCAACATCAAATAATGAAAATACCTAGTAAGGAGTGCATGAATGGCACATGAACTTGCTCGTCTTAGAAGCAAGCTATTCGATACTCCTTTGCTCGTTGAAACTAAAAGTTTTGAGTCTATTCTAAACTATCTAGATAAGCGTTGCGAAGGAACTGTTGAAGTAAATAAAGAAGCAGCTGAAGAGTATTCAATGCATGGCACTCTTTATTACAAAGATAATGGCCTTGGTGTTATTAATATTAATGGCCCTCTGACCAATAAGTCTACAGGATGGGAAGCCTTTTGTGGTGGAACATCTTATGAAAGTATTAAAGAAGACTTTGAAGCTCTTCTAGAAGAAGGTGCTAAAACTATTGCTTTCATTGTAGAAAGTGGTGGTGGTGAAGCCTACGGGATGATGGACACTGGTAACTATCTTCGTCGTCTTGCTGATGAGAATGGCGTAAAGATTGTGTCATATATCGACGGCCTCAGTGCCTCAGCTGCATATGGTCTTACTGCAATTTCTGATGAAATTATTTCAAATAAATCTTCAGAGATTGGCAGTATTGGTGTTCTTATCCGCTTGATGAATGATTCTAAAGCTCTTGAGAAAGAGGGTTATGAACGAACCTTCATTACAGCAGGAGATGAAAAGATTCCATTCGCTGCTGATGGCTCTTTCAGAAAAGAGTTCATTGATGACCTTCAATATAAAGTGGATACGCTTTACCAAGAATTCGTAGAGTATGTTGCAGAGCATCGTAACATCTCTGTCGAAGCAGTTAGGAATACTCAGGCTAAGACTTTCCTTGCAGGAGATGCTGTTCGCTTGGGCCTAGCTGATAAGTTGATGACACAAGAGGAATTCTACTCTTACTTATCGGGCGAAGCCCAAAACAATGTTAATGGAAGTTCTATGAAAGATCGAATCTTTAAATTTACTAAGTCTGAGGATAAATCAGAAATGACCCAACTTGCAGATATGCAATCACAGCTTGAGGCTCTAACCACTGAGCTATCAACTGCACAACTGGCTGTAGCTGAACTAGCTTCTACTAAAGAAGCAATGGCTACCCTACAAGCTGCTTTCGCTGAAAAAGAAGCTGCTCTTGCTGCTGCCCTTAATCAAGTTAAGCAGATGGAAGCTGTTAAAGAACAAATGAAGGCCCAAGCACGTACAGATAAACTATCTGCTGTTATGGCTGCTGACAAAGTTGAGGCCGTACAAGCTAGCCTCGCTACCCTAAGTGATGAAGCATTTGAAACTGTTCTGGCTGGCTTTGCTCAACAGAAACAAGCCCTAGAAGCTTCTGATCTTATGCAAGAACTTGGTGGTGAAGGTGGTGAACCTGAAGCCAAAACCCAAGAAGAAGACAAAGCCCGTCTATCCACTGAAGCTCTCATCAAACAGCGCCTTGGCCTGAAGTAAATAATCAAAGGAAAATAATAATATGCCATTTGTTGCCGAAACTTATCAAGCTCGTTTCTCCGACCTTGTTGTTCACGAACTAGATCCATCTGTTGGTTATAGCCGTCGTGACCTTAACGTAACCCCAGGCTCAGTTCCAGTTAAACTTGGTACTGTTGTATATCGTGCTAAATCAGCCGATCTGACTGCTGCTTGGACTGTACTCGGCGGTGCCGCTCCTCTGGTAGCTACTAACGAATTCGCTGTTGTTTATGGCGATCATTATAGCTTCAACCCTTCATTCACCCCACGCGCTATTGCTGCTAATCAGTACAACGCCGTAGGTTTTGTAGGTACTTCTGGTGCTCTGCAACTGAAAGAATACTACATCAAGCAAGTTGCTAAGTCTCCAGTTCTGGAAGGCGGTGCTGCTCTGTCTGACGCTCAGGTTGAAACCCTGAAAGGTCTGCTGGAAGCACAAGGCATCCAAGTCCTGAAAACCCTTTAATTAAAACAAGGATAATTAACTAATATGGCTATTGTACTAGATCGTCAGAATCCCGGTAAAGTTGTTGACCGTACCGATTCCCTAATTGTAATCCCAAACACCGTTGGTATCACTAACGCTCTGGGTCTGTTTGAAGATACTTATTCAACTCAAAAGACTGTTGAAATTACCCGTACCACTCGTGGCTCCCATCTGCTGGAAGATCGCAACTGGGACGAACGTAACCAGACTATCGCTGGTCGTGAATCTGACAGCCTCTTGCTGAAGATCCCGCACTTCCCTCTGGATGATGCAATCACTCCTAACGATATCGATGGTATTGTTCGTGCTGGTTCTCTGGCTGAGTTTGCTGAACTGGAAACTGTAGCTTCCGTTCGTGCCGACAAGATGATTGATATTCGTGAAGCTCATGGTCTGACCCTTGAAGCTGCTCGTATGCAACTTATCACTCAAGGTACTGCTTACGCTCCTCGTGCTACCGTAGCTACCAACTTCTATACTGAGTTTGGTGTTACACGTACTGAGATTGTAACTGACCTGTCTGCTGCTGCTGACCCACGCGCTGTTTATAACGACGCTAAGAAAGCTACCCGTAACGCTCTGCGTGATGGTCAAGCCGGTACTGTTCGTGCATTCGTTGTTCTGTGCTCCGATAGCTATTACAACGCTCTGCAACAGAACGCTTATGTAACTGATGCCTTCAAGTATGTAGATCAAACCCAAGCTGCTCGTATCCTGCTGGGTGCTGGCGGTGCTGATGTTCCGGGTCTTGATGCTCGCTTTGAAATGATGAGCGTGTTTGGTATCACCTTCATCAACGCTGGTGCTGCTGGTTACGAGAATGCTGCTGGTACATTTGTACCGTTCATTCCAGAAGGCGATGCTTACATGATGCCTGTTGGTATCCGTAACTTCCTGAAAACCTACTACGCTCCTGCTAACCGCTTCGGTACTATCAACCGTCGTGCTCAAGGTAGCTACTTCTTCGAATATCTGAATGAAAAAGACGATATCATCGAAATCATGACCGAACAGAACTTCCTGAACGCTGTTCTGAACCCCGGTGCTATTCTGCGTCTGTCCCTGACCTAATACTAGGTTGGTAAATAAAGGGGATTCATTCAGAGTCCCCTATTATTCTTAGGAGTAAGAAATGGCTGTAGAAACTAAAGTAGGTTGGATTTACGCTGTGCGCCAACTAGATGCTGCTATCCAAAGCGGTGCTGGTGTGGCAACTAAACCAGAAGTAGTAGCACTAACTCCAATTGCAGATCCCTCAACTGCAACCGCAGAAGATGTAGCGAATGCTGTAAATGCTATCATCTCTGCACTAAAAGCTTAATATTCGGGCAAGGCTTTCTTGCCCTCCTCTAAGGAGAGCGTATGGCACTTAGCTCGATTGAAGAAGTTCGATTTCTTATTGGTTTGGGCGTTGGCTCACCATTTTATTCGCTAGTAAGCGATGCTGAAATTGAATGGACACTAGAAAAAACTAATGGAGATGTTGTTGCGGCTGCAAGGATTGTGGCAATTTCTCTAAGCTTCCAATTAGCAGGTTATAATACCCGCGAGCGCGTTGGGGACGAGGAGATATGGAACAGCGTTTCTACTTCTTATTTAGCCGCCCTTAAAAACTTTATTAATGATCCTGCTGTACTTATCCCATCAGGTCTTATGCCTTGGTCTGCAAACACTTGTGGTAGCAAACTTATGAACATTGAAGTTTGTGATGGAGACAATTGCAGAGATGCTTATGAATGTTCTTGTGAGACAGGCCGTGCTTGTAATTGTGCTGCTGGTCCTGCTTTCTGAGGTGATTTATGGCATTAACATTTAGCCTTATTAAATTCTCAGACGTAGAGGTTACAAGAAGAAGCGTCGGTGAGTATGTAGACGGCGATTGGATTGAAGGTACAACAGAAACTTTCATTGCACAGCTTAAAGTACAGCCAGTAAAACCTTTCGAACTTATGCAACTTCCTGAGTCTGAAAGATCAAGAGAGTGGTTGAAAGTTTATTGCAACACTCACAACTTGCGTTCTCAAGTAGAAGGTGCTGGCGGATGGGATGCTGATGAGTTTCCTTGGCCTTCAGTAGTTGATGGAAAAGACTATGTTTTTAAAGTTATGAAAACATATCGTTTTAAAGATTCTGCTATTGACCATTGGAAGGGCTGGGCTTACAGAACAGACCTCACCCCAAACTAAGGAACGTCTTATGTCAATTAAAATTACAGTAGACACTTCCGGTTGGGATAAGATTAAAAAAAATCTTCTACAAGCCAATAAAGAAAGTTTGAATGTAGGCTTTTTCCCCGATTCACGGTACGGTCCAGAGAATGATAACTTACCGGTTGCTACGGTCGCAATGTTCATGGAAGAAGGTGACCCGGTAAAGTATCCTCCTAGACCTTTTATCCGTATGGGTTTTCTTCCAAGATTGAACTCTAAAGAATATCAAGCTGTTTTTAAGCAAACAATTGATTCTGTTATATCGGGAAAATCCACTTTCAAAACTGCGTATAATCAAATTGGACCAATACTTAAGGTTGGGCTTCAAAACGAAATTATCAGCTGGAATACTCCACCAAACAGCCCTCAAACAGTTGCAGATAAGGGCTTTAATGATCCGTTGATTGACAGCGGAAAGATGCTTGAAAGCGTAGATTATAAGGTAGAAAGAGGTAGTGACTAATGGCTAACGTTTACTCAGATGTAAGAAAAGCTATTAGGCGTGCTGCCATTCAGTCTTTAATTGAGTTCTTCCCTACAATTGAAGATCAAGATAAATATGTGTTCTTCAGTCATACGAATGGGTCTGAACCTGTTAATCCATACGTTGTTATAAATATCCTTGGTATTGAACAACAAGGGAGGAGTCAAGTTTCAAGTTTGACAGATACTGCTTTTGATATCAGCGTTCAATCTCAATATGAAGTAACTGTTCAGTTTGGATTTTGTGGTTCTACTGCTGGTGATATGGCACACAGCTTTACTCAAAGAGTTAACAACAATCCCATTACAATGGAGGCTTTTAGAAAAGAATCCTTAAGTGTAATGAGGAAATCAAATTTAAGGCGTGTTCCACAAAAACGAGATACAAAGTGGGTAGAGTATTTCAATCAAGATTTTGTATTCGCTTATATTGTAAATACAACTCAACCTGTGGATTACGTAGAAACGATTGTACTAGAAGACAAGTCTCTAGATCCTAGTACTGTATTTACTGTTCCTCCTAATGTTCCTATTCCATAACAACAAAGGAAAATAAATAATGGCTGGTGATTTAGACGATATCATCCAAATTTCTCTTTCGAGAGAATCTGTCGCTGTTGCTACAGCAAGCTTCTCTATCCCACTGATTCTTGCAGAGTTTACTAATTTTGCAGAACGTACACGAACTTATAACAACATCACTGATGTAGAAGTAGACTTCAATGAAGGTGAACCAGTACATGAAATGGCTGAACAACTGTTTGGTCAATCAACCGTACTTGGTGCAGTACCTCCTTCTCTTGTGGTTGGACGTAAGCAAATTGAAAATACTGTCCTTACCCCAATTGTAGCAAACTCCAGTGTCTATACTGTCACCGTAAATGGTACAGCTTATAGCTTCACCTCAGATGCCTCTGCTACAGCAGATGAAATTACAGCAGGTCTTGAGGCTGCTATTACTGCAACTGGTGTAACTGTTACTGATAACACCGGCACTTTGACTATTGCCCCTACTACTCCAGGTGATAATTGGAGCGTCACGGTATCTGCTAATATTACTAAAGTAGACGGCCCTTCAACTGAAGCTTGGACTGATGCTCTTGCTGCTGTTGAAGTAGAAAATGATACTTGGTATGCATTGTTTAGCCCAACTCAAGTTCTTGCAGATCAAGATGAACTAGCAGAAGCTATCCGTGCTCGTCGTAAGATTTACGGTATCTCAAGCTCGGATACAAATGCTCTAACTACAGCAACTACAGACATTGGTGCAATCCTTTCTGCTCGTTCTGAAGGCCGTACATTTGGTGTTTGGTCTGCAACATCTGCCACTGAATATCCCGAAGCTGTTTGGGCAGGTAGTCAATTGGCTGTAACTCCCGGCTCTAACGATTGGGACTTCAAGCGTGGTGTCGGTGCCACAGTAAGTAAGCTTTCTCCTACCCAGATCAACAACCTTAAAACTAAAAACTGGAACTATTACATCGCTAAAGGTGGTGTCAATATTTTCATGAATGGTAATATGTTTGATGGTCAGCCAATCGATTTGACGGTGGGCGAGGATTGGCTTTACGCCAGACTGCAAGAACAGATCTATTTCCGCTTAATTAACAGCCTCAAAGTACCGATGACAAACGTCGGGATGACCATTATTGAAGGCGAGATTCGTTCTGTTCTGTCTCAAGCTGAAGCTAATGGTCTTATTGATTCCGGGTGGCAGGTTACAGCCCCGGACGTGCTGTCAATTAGTGCAAATCAGCGAGCGCAGAGAATCGCAGGCACCTTTGTCTTCAGAGCACGTTTTGCCGGCAGTGTCAGGAAGGTGCTCATACAAGGATACCTTAGCGTGTAAAAGGCTTGCAAATTAACCTTTATTCTGATAGAATATTTAGTTCTGTTTGAATGTGGAGGTTAATTTGCTAAAGTTTTATTTATACAAGATTACCAATTCTGTAAATGATAAAGTTTATATTGGTATTACATCAAGACCTGAGTTACGGTGGAAAGAGCATTTATCTAAAAGTTCTAAATGCACAAAGCTAAGAAATGCTATGAATAAGCATGGTCGAGAGCATTTTAAAATGGAGTTGCTTTGCATCGGCCTTGAAGATTACATATTAGAACTGGAAAAGAAAAGTATTATCCTTTTTAATTCTGTAGAGAATGGTTACAATGTACTCTATGGAAGTCCTAATGAACTCGGCACTACAATGCCAGAAGACGTCAAGAAGAGATTATCAGACAGCCTTTTAAAGTTCTACAAAGATAATCCTAATTATCTCAAAGAGAATAGAAAACCTCGTAAATCCAAGTTCAAGGACGTCCCTGTTTTTGTTTCAGGATTCTGGTTTAAGGATAGAGAACAATCAATGTCTTTACTTAGGATGAATATTAAAACATTTATTAAAAGACAAAAGTTAGGTACTCTTGGAGATGTATTTCAGTATAATGCTAAATCAGTGTCTCATTCACCAGTTTACGTACTAGGTTTATGGTTTGACTCTTTGTTAAACTGTTCCTATAAAACAGGAAAATCCCTAGAATTCTTGCAGCATTTAGTAAGATCTAGGGACTTAGAGCAAGATTTGAAAAGGATTGGAAGTAGACCCAGATTACAAAACTCTCCTAAATCAATAGGGGTAACCCTGAGGGAGAATGGTAAATATCGGTCAAAAATGTTCATCGGACAAGATCGTATATTCGACAAAACTTTTTCTACAGAGTTGGAAGCTGCTGAAGCTTACGATAATCATTATGAAGAAATTTATGGGGTTCGCCCTAATAATACAGTCAGGGATAATATCCCGTAAAGAGGAATAAATAATGGCAGATGATTCCCTGCTTGGGACTTACAGTCCTGAATCGCTTGATTTGGTAATCTCTGTAGCCGACCAAGTTCATGTTGTTTCTGGTTTTGCTGATGGCACGTTCATTAACATCACCCGACAAACCCCGGCTTCAGAGCTTTATGTTGGTGCTGACCTTTCAACAGGGCGTACTAAACGTCGAAACAAAGCTTCAACTATTGACATTACACTTGCTCAATATTCTGCAAGTAATGACTTTTTCCAACGCATTCAGTCTCTTGACGAAGAGGATGCAACTGACACATATGTCTTTACCCTCACACTTAAAGACAACAGTGGTCGTACAGTAGCTTCTAGTAATCAAGCGTTTATTGCAACCACCCCAGATGTGTCTTTTGATACTACTATGGGCACCCGTGTGTGGCAAATCAGTGCAATTAGTCTGTCCACTCATTACGGTGGTAACGCCAAGTTGTCCGATGCAACTGTTTCTACTCTTTCCGCTCTTGAGTACGATGTACCGGATCGTTGGAAAATGAACGCTTAATATGAGAGGGCGTAAAGCCCTCTTTAAAGGAATATAAAATGACAATACCTTTAGCAACATATATTCCTGAAGAAGTTGTATGTCTTATTGGTGGCGTTCTTCCAGTTGAAGGTTTCGTAGATGGAACTTTTATCAAAATTACAAAAGATATGCTGCCATTCACATCTGTTAGAAGTACAGATGGTGTAGTTTCAAGAATCTATAACAGTGATCAAACTTATACAGTTGAGATTACACTTCACAGTGGCAGCAGATCTAATGATGTACTAACTAAGTTTTGGCAGCTTGATGAGATAAGTCAGAGAGGTAAATTTCCACTCTTTATTAAAGACGGTAGTGGGAGTGATTTATTCTTTTCAGGGTCTTCTTGGGTCGAATCCCCAGCCTCCATCACAAAAGGTACAGAATTTGAACCTCGGACTTGGACATTAAAATCAACACAGGTTGCAATCAACATTGGTGGTAATAATGGCGAATCTGGAATAATCGAAGATTTGTTGAATATAGCTTCTTCTGTTTTACCGGGATTAGGAGGACTTCTTTAAATGGCTAATTCTTTTTCGGTAATGACTTATAGCCCTACAGATGTTAAATTGATTGTGGCAGGATATCCTGTTGCTGGTTGGGAGACCATCTCAACCAGCAGAGTTTCGCCTGGTTTTCAACCAATATATGGGATTAGGGGGAAGGACACAAGGTCTAAAAACCCTAAAACTGCTTCTGTTATTCGCATAACAACTTTAATGACAAGTCAATCTAATGATGTCTTCTCGTATATTCACGACAGGGATCTAGAATTTGGTACAGGAAGACTTGTTGTAACATTAAAAGATAATAGCGGTAGATCTGTTTTCAGTTCTAACGAAGCCTTTATTAGAGGATTCCCTGAGACAGTGTTTTCAGGTAATGCTGAATATCGTGCATGGGAAATCTATTGCCAAACCACAGAAAGTTATTTCATTGGTGGTAATGCAAGACCAACTAGCAGTATTTTTGATAGTGCTGTAGATTTTGTTTCAAATATTATTTAATAGGATAAATAAATGGCTAAAGCAAAACCCCTATTCCTTCCACAAGAGACATTGACTGTGGACGGTGTAGATTACCAAGTAACAGCAATGAGCGCTACTGCCGCTCTTGATTTCATGGAAAAGAATCTTCAAAATGAAGTAGATGCTTCTCAAGGAAAAGTAAAAGTAGACCTCACTGTTATCAAGAAAACTATTGGTAAATATGTCTGTCTTGAAGATGGTACTGCAATTGATGACAATAACTTCGATGTAATCTTTGCTCGTAAGGTTGCACATCTTCAACGTCTGTTCACTGCTGTGTTGGAGTATAACTTCGCAGACGATTTTCAGGAAAGCGATTCAGAGTAATAAAGCCTGAATCGCAATCTCCTAAATATATGTCAGCTTTTGAGAAAGATCTTACAGACAGATTCTCTCAAAACTGGCTTATTTATAGGGTAGTAACTCATTCAGAATTAGGCGGTCTAGAATTACTACCTTTGTTCAAATCACAATACACCTACAAAGACTTGTTAGACATGGTGGAAATGATTGAAGCCTATGATGCTGTTAAAGAAAAAGCTATAGAAAGAGCCAAGAATACTAAATAAGGGGTGTTACATTGATTATATCAAAATATACGGTTGACATCTCTTTTAGAGTAGATCAAAAAGAACTTAGAAAACTTGATGCTACTTTAAAAAACCTACAGAAAAAACTTACTAATTTCGGAAAGAACCTAAATAAGAAACTTACTTTTGAAATTTCCTCTTTTTCAGTTAATCAAAGAAATTTAAATAGAGTTCTTGGTAATGCACTGGATTTAGCTAGCCGTTCTGTTACATTTGAGGTTGCAAGGTTTTCAGTTAATGATAGAAATCTGCAAGCTGCACTTCTCAGGGCTGGAAGACGTACTGGATTAGGCGGTATTGGTGGGGGCGGACAACTGACTTCTCGGGAATGGGATCGCAGACGACAACTTACAAACTCAGACAGAGAATCAGAAGCTCTTATTCGTCACCAAAGAGCTATGCAATTAGCCAGTCTTAGATCAGCTGCAAGAAGTTCACCTACAGGTATTAGCCATGCTGTTGCTGGTGGTGTAGGTGGGGTTGGTGGGTTGCTTGCAAGGTCTTACCTTCCTGCGTTAGCTTTAGCTGGTGGTGGCTACGGACTTGCGGCACTTAATAATCGAAATCAACAGCTGGTTTCTGCTCAGTTGCAAACCAATGCAGTAGTTGGGCAGGCGACAGGAAATCCACAGCAAGGTCAGCAAGCTTTTGATTACCTTCGCTATCAAGCCAATAGGATTGGTTTTAACTACCTCGACGCGGCGCCTGATTACAACAGACTTCTCTCTGGTCTTACCGGAGCAGGGATGAGCGTAGCCGAAGGTCAAAACGTATTTAAAGGGTTCTCTGAATACTCGCGAGTGAATAAGCTTGATAGGGTACAACAGCAGCGTGTCTATAGGGCATTGTCTCAAATTGCTGGTAAGGATAAGCTTCAAGCAGAAGAACTTACTCAACAGTTAGCAGAATCCTTACCGGGTGCTGTGAGCATCTTTGCAGAAGCTTACCAAAAGCAGCTTGGCGGCAATAAAACCGGAAAAGAAGCTATCAGTGAATTGATGGCAGCGATGAAGAGGGGTCAAGTTAGGGGAGATATTCTCACCTTTGCTGGCAACATTGCATCGGAAAGAGCGCAACCTGCTCTGACAGCTGCTGGGCAGGCTTCACAAGCAGAGCAAGCAAGATTCCAGAATGCTTACACTGACCTAGCAAGGATTGCCTCAGATAGCGGTGTTGAATCAGGTTTTGCTAGACTCTTTAGAACACTAAATGCAGGTCTTTCAGAATCAGGTCCACTAGTCGAAAGATTGGCTAAAGGTTTTGATACAGCAACTAAATACGCCTCATACGCACTATTATCTTTCCAATCCATTCAAAGATTCTTTGAGGGTAAAGATAGCTACCTAGGCAGTAAACTCTTTCCCACAGAAGAAGACAGAGCTAAAGCGTTTGAATTCTTGCAAACCTTTAAATCTACTCTAACGGAGCTTGAAACTCTTACAGGTAATATCTACACAGCGTGGACTAAACTACTTGGCTTAATGGAATCCAGTGAAGCTTTGAAAACCTTAACTACGTCGCTTCGGGTGATTGGTAATGGAAGTGCTGCTGTTAATGCCTTGTTTGAAGGTGATACGGCTGAAGCTAAAAGAGCAGCAATAGCAGCTGGTAGTAGCCTAGGCAACACACTGACAGCACCTGGTCGTGGTGGAGCTAATCTAATCATTCAAGGGCTAAACTCTGGTTTGGATGCTGTTGGCCCCTATGGTCCGAGAATCCCAACGATTGATGCTCCATTTGGTACGGGAAGTAATTCAGACTTTGATTGGTTGAATAGAGAAAAGGCTAAACAAGCTATCCTGTTCGCTAATAGAAGGGCTGACAACTTCAATGGTCCGATGGGTATTTTCCCTGTGGATCAGAATGATGCACGAACTAAGTCTATGAATCCTTATGTACCTACAGGGCAAAGTTCTAATGGTTCTATCGACATCAAAGCAGATATCAAAGTAAATATTGATGCTGCGACTAAAGATGACTTTGATGAGAAATTCCAGAAACAATTCACCTCTGTCCTGGAAAATACCCTACAACAATATACCAGATAAGGAAGATATATGAGTTTCGCTATTAAATGGGGAGACAATACAACAGAAAATGATCCTTACTCTGGTATGTTGTATTTTGATGCTGTTACCGTTTATACACAAAGCTACACAGGTCAAGTAAGCAAACATCCTGTTGATGGTGGTTCTCCCATTACAGACCACTTCATTAAACAGAATCCTGTGTTTACAATCTCAGGTGTCTTTTCAACAGACGATATCAGTACAGGGACTACTCTTATAAGCGATGGACAAGGAAACTTTCCATACAATACAAGGGAAGCGCCAGAACCTGTTACAGTAACCTCCACGGACCTTACAGTTCTTGGAAAGCTTTTACCAGACTCCCTTGGACAGTTTTTACCAGAACTAAGTCCTACTGCGTTTATAGACTTGGCTCAAACTGACCTAACGGAGCAGATAAGAGAGCAGCTTATACAGAGGCTTGAAGGTATTAAGTATAATGAAAAAACCCAACAGTTTGATAGTTTTATTCAACTTGTAGAGCTTTATGAATTCACTGGATCCTTACTTAAGAAAATCATCCCACGTTTGGTGATCACTAATCTTGTATTTAGAGAGGATGCTAATTCAGGTAATGCTCTTTATTGCGATATGACATTTGAGCAAGTGACTTTTGCATATTTGAAAAAGACTACAATTCCTAAAGATGTAGCAGCTTCAGTTAAAGGTAAGTCTGGGTCTAAAGAAAATAAAGGTAAGCAGGATAGCACTAAGAAAGCTGTACTAGGTGCTCCCACTAACGAAAAGGGTCCAAACTCAGACGCCATGGGTAAAATAGCAGCGGAGCTTCCACAATGACTTTGAGATATGTTTCATTACCGTTGTTTGAAGATCCTCATTATACCTACTCTATCAGTCTTGAAGATAACTCGTATGTACTTGAGTTTAAGTACAATGAACGTATGCAAAGCTACTGTTTTGGCTTATTGGATGCCGATCTAAATCCGATTGTGACAGGTGAAAGGCTTGTTCCTACTTACCCGATGTTCAAAGATTATGCTATTCCAAATCTTTCTGGGTGGTTTTGGATGGAAGAGATATCTAATATTGTATCGGAGACTTATAAGGTTTACCCCGAAAATATAGATCAGTACTATAATTTTTATTATGTTTGGGATGAAGAAGACTAATTATGGCAAATCTCGATCTACTAATTAGAGACAGGAAATATGAGCTTATCGTAGGCGATTACAGATCGGGTGATGGTGTATTAATCAATGACAGACAGATTACCTTCGATATCTCCAAATCTAGTAGTAATAAGAATAAGACTAATAGCGCCACTATAGAAATTTATAATCTTCCAGACGACACTATCAAAATGCTTGAAGGTGATTATCAAGTTGCTTCTTTTAGTGCAGGTTACGTTGACTTAGGGATCAGGCGTATCTTCGGTGGACAAATCACATTCTGTACTACGAGAAAACAAGGACCGGATCGAGTAACCCAAATACGCATGGGAAGCGGTTACACAGAGCTTAATCATAAAATCTTAAGTCAACTTGTACCAGAAGGTAATACCTTAGCAGAAGTTGCTGATGTACTAGCCAAATCAATTGGTGCCTCTCGGGGTGTTTTTAATGGTACAAATTTTAATAGTAAGATTATTTATGGGTATCCACTGACAGGCACTCCAAGAGAAATGCTGGATGAGTTTTGCAGGAAATACGGGTGTGATTGGCAGCTAGATGATGACGTTCTCTACATACATCAAAGGGATAGAGGTAACACAGAAAACTTTGAACAAGCTTATGTCATTTCTAAATATACTGGCCTCGTAGACAATGCTTATCGTGTCGATGGTGATATTCGCAGATCTAAGAAAGACAAAGGTAAAAAGCAAGGTGTTCAGTGGACAATGATGTTGAATGGAGATTTGGTTGCCGGAGACATCGTAAAACTTGAGGATACTTATATCACAGGTTGGTATAAAATTGTCGATTTAAGATTTACAGGCGCATCCAGAGACAACCCTTGGTACGTTGAAGTCAGAGCCGAAGCTATTGAGAAGGTAGTTACTAAATGAGTAGAGAAGCAAGTTTGCAGGAACTTCTTAATTCTGCTATTGAAAATCAGACAAACAACTACTACACGTCTATTCCCTGCGTTGTTGTAGGAATTGTCAATAACTTAAATACTCAAATGGTTAACATACAACCTTCAGTTAATCAATTGAAGGAAGATGGTACAACAGCCGAACAGAGCGTAATTATGGGAGTCCCTGTTGGATTTCCTGTGTCCAAGACAGCCGGATTAACCTTTCCAATTAATGTTGGTGACACCGGAATGGCAGTGTTCTCTATGCGTTCTCTTGAGGTTTGGAAAGGAGGCGATGGTTATCCAACCACTCCAAACAACTTCGCTAAGATGGATAAAAGTGATGCTGTATTTTATCCAATTCAACCTCCTAGCATTGCCATAAATAATCCTTCTAAAAGAAGTTGGGACCACAGTACAAACGATACTGTGTTGGTTAATGGGGTAGGAACGGAGACAGAGGTCGAGGTCAGGCTCAAACAGAGTGGTGATATTCTAATTAGAACAAGAAAGAATGTCTCTGTTGAATGCGATAATGCTTCTGTTGTTGCAAATAGCTCGGCGTCAATAACCACACCTGAACTTACAATTGATGCACAAAATACCACTTGGACAGGCGATTGCACATGGGCTGGTAATGTAACTCATACAGGTGTATTCAGCTTCAATGGTGTAGTATTCAGCACTCACCGGCATGCTCCGGGTACTGTCCCCCCAAGTAATCCTTAAGGATCTTTGCTATGGATTTCAAATTAGATTACTCTAGCGGAGACATAATTTTTGTTAATCGTCCTCTAGTAAAAACAGATATGACTCAGCCTCTCGTTGAAACTGTACAACAAAGGCTTTTCATTAGATTAAGAACACTTTATGGTGAATGGTTCTTGAATACAGATTACGGGGTCCCGTACTTCCAAAGAATTCTTGGATTCAAGAATACTAAAAGCTCTGTTGACTTAATTTTCCAACAAAATATTTTAGCAGAAACAGGTGTTAAAGAGATTACATATTTTAATTCCACTCTGATAAACAGACAATATTCATTAAATTTCAGGGTTAAGGTGGTTGATGGTTCAACGACTGACACTATCTCTATTACCCCTCCTAACTAAAGGATAATATATGGCAGGTTTGACAGATAGTGGTCTTGATATCTTAAGACTCCCTGAAATCTTAGCAGTATTACGGCAACGTGGTGTTGATGCTTTTCAAGACCTCGTATCTACCGGGGATCAGGTAGATACAAGCGATAGCTCTGCCATTGGCAGAATGATTGGTATTATCTCTGAACCTTTGAGTGATCTATGGGAAGTAGCACAACAAGTTTACTCTGCCTTTGATCCTAACTCAGCTTCCGGTATTGCTCTTGATAACTTGGTAGCTCTTGGTGGACTGGTCAGACAGCAACAAACATTTTCTACAACTCAAATGCTTTTAACTGGGGATAATGGAACTACTCTTTCAGCGGGATTGGTATTTGGTTCTACAGTTAGTGCATACCAGTGGCAACTCCTGCCAACCGTGAGTTTAACTCCTACATCGGCTACTGGTGTTGGTGTGTTCCCTAGTACAGTATCCGATAGCACGTTATACACACTGACTTATGCTACTACAAGCACCACTAACACTGTTAGCTACACAAGCGGTGTAGGAGCTACAAGGGACTCTATTATTGCAGGCATGGCCTCTGTAATTACATCAAGCCATCCAACCCTGTCTACGAGCATCAGCGGTGCCGGATCTACAGGTATCCTGTATGTACAGAGGGTGGATGAATTCTCAACAGTAGATTTTACTAGTAGTAGTAATCTAGCAATTTCAAAAGTTATAAAGATTGGGGAAGCACAAGCCTCTGTTGTAGGTCCAATTTCTGCCGATGTAAATACAATTACCAATATCCTAACGCCTGTGATTGGACTTGACTCTGTTACAAACATTGTTTCTGCCACTCTTGGGCGTAATGTTGAAACGGATGAAGAGCTTAGAGAAAGGTTTAGAAATGCCAAGTTTGAAAGAGCTAGTAATATCATCGAGTCTTTGTACTCAGCATTAATCAACCTTGAAGGAGTGGAAGAGGTAGTCATCTATGAGAATGACACAAACACCACAAACGCTCAAGGTGTTCCGGCCCATAGCTTTATGCCGATCCTTTTGGGTGGGGTTGGAAGTGAGATTGCTTTGAAGATTTGGGAAAACAAGCCAATGGGCATTCAGAGTTTTGGTGACACTCAAGTTACTATTTACGACAGTCAAGGCTACGCCCATGTTATTGGATATCAAAGACCAGATCCAATTCCTATTTATATTTCAATGACTATCACATCTGATCCTAACTTCCCTGCCTCAGGTCCAGATCAAATTAAGTCTGCCGTTATCGCATATTTTGATGCTAACCAAGGTATTGGAGATGATGTTGTTTACTCCCGTTTATATACGCCAATTAACAGTGTACCAAACTTCCAAGTAGATAGCCTAACAATCGGAACAACTCCAAGCCCAACAGGAACAAGCAATATTGCTATCCCCTTCGATGCTTTAGCAACTATAAGTGCTGCGAATATTTTAATTAACGGTGTGTAACTATGGCAGCGAACGAATTCCAAGAAGTTGACTATCTTGATCTAGCTAGAACACGCACCACAGAACAATTCAAATTAGAAAACGCTCCTGTTTTTGACCGCTATCTACAATTGCTTACAGTTGAGATGCAGACACTACAAAAGACATTTCAAGATTTGATGCAACTCAGAAGTCTTGACACTGCAACTGGTGAACAGCTTGACGTAATTGGGCGGATTGTAGGTCAAGACAGAGTATTACTCAGCGCTGATCTTTATGAATTCTTTGGTTTCCAGGGTGCTTTAAAGGCAGGAAGCTACGGTAATCTCACAGATCCTACAATTGGTGCTAAATGGTGGAGTTTAGGTAAACCGCTAGGTGGGAATGTTCTTTTAGATGATAATACTTACCGTATTTTTATTAGGGCTAAGATTTTAAAGAATACTACAGCATCTACATCTGAAGAGTTTATTAAAGCAATCAACCTTATATTTGGTGTAGAAAGCACAATTGCTATTGAAGACACCAGCATAGAACCAGCTACAGTTATGGTGCTATTCAACAGACCACTTTCTGATTTTGAGAAAGCGCTTCTCTATTATGTAGATGATTCTGGTGGATATCCTTCGAGGCTTATTCCTAAAACTGTTGGAGTAAGACTTATTTTTGGGGAGTATGTAAGGACAGATGAACCAATCAGTTGGTCATTCACCTACGATGGTGTTTCTTTCGCATATGATTTTCCCTACATGTACAACCCAGTTCCAACATACTCTGATCGTTTTAGTGAATCAGATATACAGATTACGCTTTATTAAGGAGCATCATGGCAAATTTAAATGAAACCCCTATTTGGGAAGATGGAGTTTTTCAGTTAGAAAAAACTACACCGCCTCTGGGTGGTGCTCCTGCTTTTAATGGGTCAAATCCATCAGCAGGTCATGCAAACGTACAAGCACTACAGTTAGCTAATCGAACTTCATGGCTCTATGAAAATAGAGAAGTAAAATTAGCTAACTACACTGCACTAAGAAACTATTCCGGCGCGGCTGAGTCAGTGTTTATAACACAATCTGAATTAGCTGGAACTTTTATTAGGTTGTCATCTTCTTCTTTACAAGACAATGGCGGAACTATAATTGTCGATACTCTAAACAGGGTCTGGTTTCGAGTTTATGACTTTGATATACCCGTATCTTGGTTTGGAGTTAAAGTTGGGGACAACACACCCGCCACAGCCCTTGAAAATGCTCTAAGTATCAATAGAGCGTTAGATTTCGTGGGTTCCGCATTCCCTGGTAGGGTTTTACTAGGTCGTGGCACTACATGGGTAACAAATACTAACCCAAATCCAACTGCCCATTGGGATAACAGACGAGCAATTTATATGAGGTATGATGGAATACCTTTCGCTGGACAAGGGATTGGTAAAAGTATCCTTAAATTAATTGACGGTGCTGACTGCACCGTAATTAAGATAGGGTCTTATGTAGAAGAAACTGTTGTGGCTACAAGATGTCGAATTAGCGCTATGCAGATAGATGGTAGCCGCGCAACCCAAACTACACCGACGAATACAGAGAATCATTTTAGCGGGATTGCTGTATCTAACAACTGCTCATCTACAATTCTTGAAGACTTATATGTAACTGACACACCTTACTATGGTATTGGGATCGGCCAAGATGGTTTAGGATTCTGTAAGGTCATTAGGGTTGAAACAAACCGAACGGGCGGAGATGGATTAGATTGGAAAAATAATTCTAATAATCAGACTGGCGGCATTATTGAGTGGTTTAGAGCCAGAAATTTTGGTCTTTTACCTTTATCAAACGTTCTCACTCCTCAAGCTGGTTTGGATTTAAGATCGGGGGTGAGGGCTTACAATATCGATATCAGTGAAATGACTGGTGAATCTGGACTAGTGGGTATTAGGATTCAGGTTGGTACGGCTGGGGAAACTCTTGCTCAACCCTCTAGTGTTGAAGGATTTAAGGTAGTTGGCTCAAGTGCTTCGAATTCTCAGGCTTTAAGGTTGATTGGTAGAGGTTCTGTGGCCAGAGCTGGATATGTTTCGGGTTGTACAGATGGTGTATCCGCATCCAATCTTGATATTAACCTCTCAGATATTACCTCAGAATCTAATGCTGTTGGTTTTAGATTCTGGGGCGTTGACCCGATTGAAGCAGATACCGGATCTCACAAAGGTCTCATGGCCAGATCAAACACACAAGCAGGGTTTATCTTTGATTCCGTAGATGAAGTTACGCTGATTGGTTGTGATGCTAGGAATAATGCATTGGGTATTGATATTCGCACCGGAAGTACAAATATTAGATATCTTGGAGGTTCTTGTTCTGGTAATACAACACAGCTAAGTGATCTTGGTTCCGGCACGATAATCCAAAATGTAAGCGGACTAAGAACTAGACAAAGAGTGACTGCCTCTGTCCCTATCGACTCTACCGGAATTAAAAATATAACTGTGAATCACACGCTCGGTGTTACACCAAATATTAATGATGTCCAGCTTCAAATGAGGCGCGGTAGTAATGTCGGTGATTGGGAACCGGGTGCCCTAAATTTGACAAATGATCCTACTTCTACCCAAATATTTGCTCAACTTAGAGTTATAACAGCATCAGCAACCGCGGGCGCCACAGTAAACGTAGACTTAGATATCCAATCTAAGTGTACAATGTAAGGTAAAGAAGATGCCAGAAATTAACAAGCCTTCAGATATTAATAAAATATGGGCAAACAATGGGGATGTTGTAACTCCTTCTGATGTAAAGATTAGCATTGGTTGGTTAGAAGAAATCCCACCTCACGAATATGAAAACTATATTCAAAATAGACAAGATCTTTGTATCGCCCATATCAATCAGCACGGTATTGCTATTTGGGATGCTGTCACGGAATATCAAGAAAACAGGAGTTTAGTACAAGGCAGCAACGGGCGTATCTACAAAGCATCTACAACCAATACTAATGTAAATCCTACAACAGATGTTTCTGGTTCTTGGTATGACATCAATGAAAGTAACATGGTTGTTTTCTCTACCCCCGGTGTATATACATGGACTGTACCAGCTACACTAAAGTCTGGATTTAAAAGGCCCAAGGTTAGTGTAACGGGTGGTGGTGGATCTGGTGGCTCTGGTGACACAAATAATCGTGGTGCCGGGGGTGGTGCCGGTGGCACTGCAATTGGTACTGTCAATTTGACAGGGGTCAACACGGTTACTATCACTGTTGGTGCTGGCGGAGCTAGAAAAACTTCAGCGGCAGCTAATGGTGAGAGCGGTTCACAAAGCTCTTTTGGAACTTACTTGGTTGGTCAAGGGGGTAACCTTGGTCAGCGCTCCGGTGCATCCTCAAGTGCTGCTGGTGGGCTTGGCGGAAGCGCAAGTGGTGGCTCTTTAAACCTAAAAGGTGGTGACGGCTCTGATGGACCTAATGCTACGGCGGGAGGTGGTTCGGGTGACGGAGGTGGGTCTTTCTGGGGTGGGGGTATTCGCTCGGGAACAGGCTCCTCTAGCAATACAGTGAACAACACTCCAGGCTCTGGTGGTGGTGGTGGTACTCTCGTTAGCTCCCCTGGTGGTCATGGTATTGTAGTCATTGAGTGGTAGTATATTCGCAAGCTCATATACAGCACAAGGAAGTGCTTTATTTAAGAGGGAATTATGAAATTAAATCCTAAAATCGCTAAAGTTCTTGCTGGGCTTGGTTTGTCTGCTGCTGCTGTAATGGCTGGGTCAGGTACAGTAAGCTACTTTGAGGGGAAGGAAAATCAGGTCTATGTTGACCCTGTTGGAATTCTCACTTCATGTTTCGGCCACACAGGGCCGGAGCTAAAGAAAGGTGAAGTTTTCACAGATGAGCAATGCCTTGAGCAGCTTGCTGATGATCTTGTAGAACATGAGAGAGGCATGCTTAAGGTTGTAAGAGTCCCCCTTTCTACTAAAGAACAGGCAGCCTATCTTTCCTTTACTTACAATCTTGGCGTCAAAGCCTTTACTAATTCCACACTTCTGAAGAAACTCAATTCAGGCGACAGAGTTGGTGCATGTAACGAGCTTTTACGCTGGAATAAAGCAAATGGTAAAATCCTTAACGGGTTAACTAAACGAAGACAAGAAGAAAATAAGCTGTGTTTGGAGGGCGTAAATGAAACTAATCTCTAATTGGAAAAAGCACTTACGCTCTTACTCGGCTCTTTCTCTATTTGCTAATCTTCTTATTGCCATTTCTTATGGCCTTTCTGTCGCCTTTGGAATGGGACTTATTTATTTAAGTCCTTTCTGGATTGTAACAATCATGGGTATTGTAGCTGGCCTCGGTAGCTTGGGGAAATTCGTTAAGCAGTTTGATGAAGATCAAGAAGAGGATGAGAAGACATGAAATTCCTACTTGGAGCTTTAGTTATTCTCGTTCTTTTATGCTCTTTTCTAGGCTACAAAACATACGATTTAAGTGAAGAAAACGCTACCCTTGGGGTGGCACTAGACAGTGCTCTACAAGCGTTAAAAGCATCAGAAGACGCTAGAGAAAATGACAAACAAAGCTGTTCTCTAACTGACCTTATCAACACTGAATATCAAGAACAGAAACAAGAACGTTCTGACAAGAAAGATAAGATTTTGGATGAGTTGAATAAGCTTGAAGCTAAACCTTCTCCTAAACCAAAACAAGAGGCTTCAATCAATGAAAAACCAAATGTTGTTGAGTTGGACATTGATAGTCCTTTGCCTGACTCTTTACGGATGCTCCTCGACAAAGCCTGTAATCCAAACAAAGACGGAGTATGTATTTATGCCAAATAGCTTACTCACTAATCCTTGTGGTGCTGTTAGTGCAGAAGACACTATTCGTTCGTTAGCCCGTGGTTATGTGAAGAACACATCTTGTGTGTTTGATTACGAGCTTCTGTTGGACAAACAGAGGAAGTGGACTGAACAGCAAAAGGAACTTCACAATGTCAAATGATAGTGCTAACGTTCGTATAAACAACCTTTGGGAACGTGCTTGCATTGCTCTTCTTACCCTTGTCGTCTCCTACATGGGAATGGCTTACAAAGACTTAACCACTGATGTACGTTTAGCTAACGATAAGATTGTTATGCTTCAGATGGATAAAGTAGGTAAGGCTGATACTAAAGAGATGGAAATTAGGATTAACTCAAGAATGGACGCTTCGTTTACTAACTTAGCGCAGCGGATTGATTCTAATCAACAAGACATTATGAGACAACTGCAGTTGTACTTCGGTCAAGTCAAGAATAGAAACTAGGGAGTGGGGTGATGGGATGGGATATATTAAAAAGAGCTATAGATGTTATTCACTTCGTTGTTCTCGTCCTTTTAGTGTCAATTCTATTTTTGAATAATAACACAAGTGAGCAAGTTGCAACATATGGTTTGAAGATGGAAAGCTTGAAAGAAGACTTGGTTAAAGTGATTGCTAATAATACAAGCTATCTTGAAACCAAAATAAACAGAACAGATGCAAAGCAGGATAACTATCAGAATACAAGCAGTACTCAAATAAGCCTAATTACTCAAAGAGTTGAAAGGCTTGAGCAAGCTTATAAGAATAATACAAAGATCATTAACACAAACACTAATAATGTTTTAGTTACTGGTCAAACAAAACAAGAATAATAGTTTGCAATGAAGCAGACATAGGGCTTAGCCAGCCCATATTTATCCTAATTCAAGCTCCCTTCCTTAATTGGTTGGGAGCTTTTCTTTTGCCCGTTAATCCAAGAGTTTCACAAATTGCTCCCGAACTGATTTAGAAACTTCAGCTTGAAGTAGTTTACTGAAGTCTTTCCAATTATCCTCAGCGATTTGCTTTGAATTCTTTTCAGTCTCTTTAGTAAACTCTTCTAATAGATCCTGCATAGTAAGACCAAGAATCTTACCGAAGTCTTTATTAGTCACTGTACCAAATTTACTAAGAACGTTACTGACTCGCTGAGTAGTGTTGTACTCAAGGATTTCGTTCATAAGTTCAGATTCTACTTCACTTAGAGCAAAGACTTTCTTTTCTTTTGGTGTACTGTTCTTTTCAGAAAATCCAGCAGTTTTGTTTTTAAAATAAACACGACTGCCGTTATTGAACCACTGGGGGACAACAGGTTCAATTATCAACCCTTCAGAAATGTTCTCACCCTCATAACCCTCAGGAGTAAGCAGAGACTTAAATGTGTTATTAACTTCCATACATTCTTTAAAGCTACCACAGAAAACGTACGGAGCGTTTGGGATACCAAGGGCTTCACAATGACCGCGTTGAACAATTTTATCTTGAACAACTCCGTCAATCACAAGATCGAAAGCGCAGAAATCCTTTTCTCCATATTGGACCTCTTTCTGCACATTTCCACCAAACAGTTCGCCGTAGTACACAACAACAGTGCCTTGTTCAAATACAGCTTGGTGATTCTTAAGAATCACATCAGAATATCGATTAATTACGGCTTGGCAATTGTAGAACGTACCATCTACAAATTGTGTACGCGAGGCTGTCTTCACCTCGATTCCATCGCACCAGAAGCTAAAATTAGCCCCGTGGATCTTTTCGGTAACGATCCATGCACCACCATCCTTACCTTCGTATTGAACCTTGTCAATTAGGTTTTGACGGTAGGTGTTCTCTAGGCTACTAAACTTTTTAAATTCCATAAATCTCTCCTTAATTATTCGGTGTGTTTGTGCAAGCTTTCGAAGCTGTTGTTCATATTACTTTTCTTCTCAGGCAATTGCAAGGCCTCTGGCCGTATTTCTCTTGATTGCTCTTGTTTATTAATCAGCCAATAACCCCCTCCTACAAGAACACTAGCGAGCATAACTAGGATGGCAGCAAGATTTACTAACGGGTTTCCTCTCATGTAGCCTCCTTCGGCTTCCACAGTTTAGCAAACTTCAACACATTAGGCACTTTCTCTGAATCAACAGGAAGAACCACAAGACAAGTTACATGACCATTGCAGATGGTGTTCTCATAACCGCCCCAACATACCAAAGTATCTGCAATCTTGTCAAACTCTTTCCTGTTAACTCTCAGCACTACTTTACGATACGAGTTCTCAAGCCAGTCTTGATAAACTTCATAGCCTTCGAAGTTCATGTGTGCGTTGATAGCAGAATGAGCTACAAGCGTCGGCACCATATAATCTGGAGCTTCATCTAAGACAGCGATATACATCTTTTTCATTTCTTAATCTCCTTACCACGACAAATCATTATAAATTTCACCGAACAGTTTATACCCTTCTTTCTTGCGTTTATCATACTCTAGCATATCTTGATGGTAGCGTTCTTTTTCCACTTCCCCATCCTTACCATTTAAACCTGTAGTAACGAATTTTACAGGTGTTGTACCTTTCATAGCAGGTTCTCTGCCTTCATCAGTTACCATATCAATGTGAAAATCATAACTTGAAATGTCTGGTTCTTCTGCACTAAATACCCAAATCAATTCCTCAATATCTTTCATGCGCAGAATATCGGCTTTATCCACATCTACTTCATAAGCATCAACACCATCAATCTTAGCTTGTTGTTCTACATATCGCATAGGAACACCATGACAAGCGCTTTTTGACAAAGAATCATGAAGCTTTTGCAGATACCCTAGAATAACTTTGTTCAGTGTTACTTCAACACCATAAACTTCTTTGCTGTTGAAAACGTATTTACCTTTTGAATAGCGCATTTATTTCCCCTTAACAGTTTTCAATTTCTTTTGCATAGTTTTCAAAGCTTTCTCAGCCATCTTCATATCCATTTTGTAAACAGGATTTTCAAAGATAGACTTGAAATTGTTAGCTACGTTACTCACAGCAATTACATTACCTTTGACATATCCTTTTGAATTGTCAATGCGATCTATTGTAACATCAGACTGAATAGCTGACTTAGCACCTGCCTTGTTCCGGGTCAACTCCATTCCCGTGTAGCCACAGTATTTAGCTGACAGAAGGTTCCTAACAGAAATCAAACTGAGCTTAAATTCGATTCCACGATCACGACAAGATTCTACCTTAGCCTTGTAGTAGTTTGCAACCCACAACTCAAATTCTGCTGAAAATTCTTTTGCCATCTCATCTCACCTTTGTCTTGTAGAATTTCTCTTTGTATGCCGACTCAGTGTAATCGTCTTGCTCAATGAAGTCAACATAAGGGTTTGGAAAGTAGTCTAGAAAATATAGCTCTTCAATGTACATGTCAAGCTCTTCTTGTGCAATCTTCGCAGAATCGTAAGGACCACAAACCTCCTCAACTCCATCAAAGATAAACCATAATTTCTTAGGTGTCAATGAATTTCTCCAATTAAGTTTTCAATAACCCTTACAAAACCATTAGGAAAGCTTGAGAAAGCAATATTATAGCCTGTACCTGCTGAAAGACTCTCTTTTGGTACAAAGCTCTTAAGCTTGTGTTCAAGTGTATCCCAATTGTTGAGAATATACAAGCACATTTTATCAAATACTGGATCAGACAGAAGGCTTTCATCTTTCCAATAGTATGCGTATGATGCCATAAGATACCATGCAATGCAAGAGTTTTTATTGGTTTTGAAATCTTCTCTACACTTTTCGTCGTAATTCATAAAATTCTCAGATATAAAAATACCCCGCCGAAGCGGGGCTTAGATTTTACATACACATCTCACAATACTCAACACGCTTGATGTCACCAGCACCACGCATGCTGTAGATGTAGTATAGACTCAAGATACCTTCATCCTTGAATGCCATCCTGTGAATCTTACCAATATACTCCTCAGTGTCGTTAGAAGTAAAGTAAAGGTTAATTGACTGGGCCTGATCAATGTACTTTTGACGTTGTGAGCAAAGACGTAGGTAATCTTCCATTGGAATTTCAAAGCCTGTACGAAGTGCTGCTTTTTCTTCGTCATCAAGCCAATCTACACTCTGAACACTGCCTTTGTTTGCAACAACTTCACGAACACACTTATCAAAGTCAAGTCCTCTCTCTTTAATCCACTTCACTAGGACTTTGTTTACACGGAAAAATTCACCGCCTGCTGATTGTTTAGTGAAAGCCATTGCAGTGTCAAGACCAATACCCTCTGAAGCACCTGCCATAATTTCAGCGGTACTTTTGGTTGGTGGCATCATAAGGCGTGTAGCATTACGGATACCAAGACCTTTGCAACCAAGCGGCTCTCCTAGAACCTCAGCCAACCACTCACTAGCTTCCAATGACTGCTTATCCAGATGCTTGAAAATCTTAGTGTTCAGGAACATACAATCTAGTGAAGACACGTTGATTTTCTTACTTTGCATTAGTGTATGCCAACCAAGTACACCGCTCCCTAAACTACGGAACTCTTTAGTGAATCGGTAAATCTTCTGCATGGCTTGTTTATCCATTGGAGTCATCTCCTCCATGCACTCAAGGTATTCACTAATATTGCAGTCCGACATTACTTGGCCAATGAAGACAAGATGTTCAGGCCATACATCCCAAAGCTCAAGATTGTAGTTCAGAATTACACAACTGAACGTATAATCCTCATCTGACGGAAGGCACGTCTCCTGACACAAGTTGCTAGCCTTTACAGTCATCCCTTTTCGCTTGAAGGCTTCTGCTAGGTGTCGATTCATCTTTGAAATAAAGGTTTTATATCCCTTACCTCGTGGAAGTTTAACACCAAGCATCTTACCAAACTTATCTTCAATCTCTGGATCTTCATCTTCCATTAGACGAACAAATTCATCATCAATCAACCAACCAACGTTGTTTGACTCTGTGCGTTCATACAAGTGCTTTAATACTTTGTAGAAGTCGCCATGTTGAGGACGAATACTATAAGCAAGGCTGCCCCGGCGACTGCCTTGTGTAACCTCTTCCATACAACCAATGAAATCACGAACAATAGGCATAACACCAAGAGAGCGCCCACCTCGTTTTAGCTTCTCACCCTCCGCTGGCCAATGATCAATAGAATAACTAGTGCCATGACTGTGTTTGGTGAGGATTGCAGCCTCAGTTACAGCATTGTAACGATCAAACAGGTTATTACCTACATAACCACCAGCACAACTAACTGTAGTCCCTCGTTGACGCAATCCAGCATTAGCCAGAAGTGGGGTGGAACAGCTAATAAAGCCATCCCACAAAGTCTTAAAGAATACATCTTCCCATGTCTGGTTGAATGTATAAGGATCTTCATTCCACCATTCAGGATACTCAGTTGGTGCATGCACAGCCAAAGCTTTAGCAATTGTCTTGAAACGAGACTTTACAGATTCATTCTGATAGCTGTATTTCTCATAGAACAGTTGTGTACCGCCTGTAGTAAACCACTCAGGAATTTCTCCTTTGCTTTGTAAGTCTTTTCGTAGTGCTGAATAATCAATCATTTTTAGCTTCTCGCCATCCTTTTACAAACCCTGTTTCATCCCAAGAACTTTCATATTCCATGCCTATGCCTGGAGTGAAGAAGTCTACAACTTTATAAGCATAGGTATTCAGTTCAAACCATTCAGTAATTGAACACTCACCAACCTCAAACATCTCCGGTAGTTGGATACGGGTTAGGTAGGTGTTCAGTCGTTTCTTAACAAACTCCTTGTATTCTTGTTTTGCTACTCCGTTAAAGGTATCTTCTGGGATAGCAATATCAATGATACGACATTCATGCTCGTAAGCATATTTTACAGCTTCAACGATCTTAGGATAACGACTTTCATCATCAACAAGTTTCTTGCCCAATTCAGAGTAGTAGGTGTTGATAATCTCCGCTGTAATCATCCCATGTAAGTCTTCGTCAATTGCAGATTGGTTTGTGCCTCGTGCAATCACTGGAATCAAATTATAGCCATTACTTTGGAAACTCTTCAAGATCGCAAAGCTACTGAAAAGAATAGCTGTCTCAATCATTGAGAACGTAATTACACCTAGAATTGGATCTTCTTTATCTGACAAAAGTTTACCAATCCATTGTGCTCGTTCTAGTAGCTCAGGATCTTTCGTATAAGCCAAGTAATGTTCGTCTGTGTCCAAACCCAGTTGCTGGTTAGGTTGATTGTAAAATTCAGCATGAACTGCGCGTTCAACACATTCTACAACACTTGCCGCTAATTGTACTTCAGGCCTTGGGAACAGTTCCGCAACCTTTTTCCACATGTCGCCAACACTAAGCTCGTAGCGAACAAAGAAAGTAAGAACCGTTTTTACCGCGTGAAGTTGTTCTGGTGTAAGTTCATAAAGCAGTTGCATACGATCAAGCTCTACAACCATTTCAGAGCTAAACCAAAGTTGTTCTTCCAGCTGTTTATTTGCAAGCTCTACAATACGAGGGTAATGCCGTACATAACTATCTGTTGGTGTTTGAATTTTAGTTAACACATATCTTCCTTAAATATCTGGTTTATCTGAAGCTGCATGGCGCATAGCCGATTCTGTTGGACTGGCTCGATTACCCATCACTTTCAAATCAATTCGTGTCTGAGGATCACAAGCTTCTAGCTGAGCTTCCCAACTTGCAGCGCCCGACTTGAGCCAATCACGATCAAATCTTTCCTCGCCCTCATAACGTTGGCATTCTACCACCATCCCACGAAGATTGCGATGACGACAGAAGACAAGTTCAAACTCTTTATTTACATCCATACCATTATTGAAAAGAATCTGTTTAATCTCTTCTTTATTACCTTGACCAAAAGCTTCTTTGAATCCATCTACTAGAAGTAAGTCTGAGACGCTTAGATTAAAACCGATCATACATCTTCCTTAACATAATAGGTGTTTGGTTCATGATCATAGTAAGCCTCACCGTTGGTCAGAATAACTTTAGTGACCATCGACTCAGGCCAAACCTTACCCTCAGTAAAATCGTTATGACTACCCATTGGCGGCTCACACATACGACTTACATTGAACTCTAGTTTATTCGGATATGAATCTAGAAACTCTTTAAATTCTGTTTCTGTTACTTGCTTGAAATTACTCATTCTACTTCCTCAATATCTTCTAGATAAAACTGTTGTGCTGAAACGCCATCCAAATAAGCTACTAAAGCATCTTCACGAATATCAAGTACACGCCTTGCAGCGTTAGCACTACTAAGGCCTGCTCGTACTTGATACAAGTTCCACAGAGTGTCCAAATAGTCACAGAAGCCGTAATCAATTGAATTCATTTTACTTCTCCTACCAGAGCTTGCCAAGCATTGGGGAATAGTGGTTGTACAACTTCTTTTAGTTTTTCTGCAAACTCACGAGCCTCTACTTGAGCACCCTCGCCTGAACGAAGCCGGTACATATGGTAGAAAGCCTCTAAACTGCCTGTCCAAACCCAGTCTACCATCATAGATTGAGGAAGTACCATTCGTGCCATCTCTGGTGCAATACCGTTTTCTAACATTTCTTCATAATATTCAAGACAGGTTTCCATCAAAAGCCGGTAGTCTTCTTTTACACTAGATGGGCTGCTGTACCCCTCACAATCTTTCCACTGTAGCCATTTCACTTCTGTATCACCACTACCCTGTTTAATCCCACCTTCAGGGCGACTACGCCACTCCTCTGGCTCGTAGAACTCAATATCTGTATCAACATAACGACGACTAATTTCATTCCAGCTTAGGCCTACGCAATGCTTTACGAGTTGTCGAGCAAGGAACACAGGAGCCTTGCAACGAACACTGATTTGAACATGTCGGAAGGGCGAGTTGTGTTCATGTTCCGCCAAATACTTAATCAGCTTTACATCTTTTTCGTCAATCTCTTCTTTCCATTTACCGAAGCTCACACGGGCAACGTTCGAAATACGAAGGTCGTCTCCCATGTGGTCAATATATTCTACTTTAATTTGTGACATATTCTCTCCTTACTTACCAGAACTGCCGAATCCGCCAGTACCACGTACAGTTTCTGACAACTCTCGAACTTCTTCAAATTCTACTTTTTCAATTGGGATAATCATACCTTGTGCAACTCGTTCTCCTGCTGCAATATCAAGAC